GTCAAAGTTCAGCAGGACATAGGTTTTAGGATTAGACACTGTATTCCCCCTGTTCTGACTTCTTCAGGTGGTACTTTTTGGACACGGTGTCCTCCAGCGGGAAGATGCGATAAAGAGGATTCAGGCGGCTGTTGCCGTGTGTTACGCGCACCGTCAGATACCATTCGCCCGGTTCGAGATAGCGCGTATCAATGAGCAGAAATTCTTCACTCACTCCTTTAGGTGAGAGATCCAGCGTGCGCTGCTTACCGGAAATAACCACTGTCGGGTCGTTGCTGTCGCGCAACCAGTACTCAATCTTTGCTCCCGCCAGTTTGCCTGCGCAGGAAATATCCAGACGCACCGGGAACGCAAGCGCGTTATCACGCACTACTGCTGTACCGCATCCCAGTAATGCCACTTTTTTTCGGGCAAATACGCAGCGATCAACCACCATCGCCGCCGCCATCGCCGTAATAAACAGGTTCTGGTAATCAATCATTGGCCGGAGCCTCCTTTTGACCCAAATACGCCGTTTATTGCCGCAATGAGTCGTTCTTTAAATACAGTTGAAAGTTCACGCCAGTTGTTGCTTGCAACCAACACGGCGAGGTAAATCACGATTTCGTCCAGTCCTTGCTGTCGCGCAAAAAAGTAAGCTGTCAGGCCGGTAATCAGCGCCAGCACCAGCTCAGTGGTAAAATTGAACACGTTCGGTTTAATGCGGTATTCGCGTACTCCTAATAGGAAAACGCCTGTGCCGCTCAGCAAAGACAGGAGAAGCGAAACCGCGAGCATTTTTTCTACATCGGTCACATACCCCCCTTAACACCTGGTTGTCAGGTGGCGAGAGAGTACGGAGTCTGTAATTTAGAGAGGTAAAGAAAAACAGCGCCGGAAAGGCGCTGTGAATGAGATTTTTAAGCGTGTTGGTCAGTGCTTAGTCGGCAATTCTTGTGAAAACCTTGCCGTCATAGGAATAAAAGCCAAATAACTTCATCTTGTCAGTTTCAGGAATGTCTGCCGGATCAATTTCCCATACGGTGTAGCCTTCAACCGGAATGAAATTCATGGCGTCTTTTTCAAAGGCACCGATATGACCGTCCGGCCAGGTAGCAACTACAGCGCCCCACTTATTGTCTTCCCGTTCGTCATACCAATCGCGGCCCTTATCATCAATAAAGCAGGTTACTGGCATACCGGGATAGCCCAATTCCTTATTTGCCGGGAATGCTTTGTCATGTAAATTCATCCCAGCGAATTTAACGTTTCTAAATGAACGTTTTGCCTTAGCCATTATGCGAAATCTCCAATTCCAAACTGACCACCATTAATTTTACGCCCAATCAATTGCCTGAAATAAACACCCATTCCGCGACCATCCGAAACGTTGGTATTAATTCCTGTTAAAACACAACCACCAGGAACTTCATACGCCCGCCCTTGGCCAGTGCCTGAACCGCCAGAATACTGTTGGCCGCCACGTCCGAAATCTGACATGGCATTACTCGTCATTTCGTTGTAGCCTTGGTTACGAATCCATGACAACGCACCGGAAAGACTCGTGTTCCCCCCGAAATTACTGAAAATCGTGTATCCATCAGTAACATTACCCATGCGTACAATGTCGCCGTTTTCCTGATAAGTTACCCCTCGACCGCCCCATTGCACGCTAACGTTGCCACCAAACCAACCGCCTCCCGAGACGCTCACATTTTGTCCGACTGATAACATCCCCCCTACGGATAAACCTCCTCCGACTGTCACATTGTGGGACATAGTTACCGCCCCACTATTGCCATTGAATGCAAATGGTCGCAAATTGTTCCATGTGCCATCCGGATCATTTTCATTCGTGACCAGCAAATAATAGTTACTACCATCGAATCGGTGAATCATCCCCATCCGTCCAGAAGCTGGACGGATACGCAAACCATCTGCGTCTTCTGCAACTACTCTGCCATAGACATACAACTTATTAACGGTAGTACGAGTCGTTAAAACGTTATTAGCGTAAGAGTCGAGAATGCCATCACCAGGGCAAACAAAGCCTGTATCAGAGTCACCAATATTGATAGAACCAGAGGTAGTATTAAGATTCCCGGTACCTGCATTTCCAATAGAAATACGGTTAATGGCATTTAATGTATTTGCAGTAATTCTGCCATCTACATCGATTGACTTAAGAACGACTAAACCTTGTTCCATCCTGACCGTGCCGTTAGCCAGGTTAAATGCGATGGGCCGAAGGTCATTATACTTACCGTCAGTATCACCTTTGTTTGTAGCGAGTAAGTAAAAACTCTCATTATCATTTCTGAGAATGGCCGCATAATCAGCAGACTTCGCACGGAAAGCAAGCCCACCATTTTTTTGAACAATTTCATCCGCAATAGTGACTTTCTTTTCAATAGACACTTGCCCTTTGAAACGCGCGTCTGTCCGTACATCCAGCCCCACACTGCTAACAGGTAATGCGATATCCGTTCCGCCAATAATGGTCTGTCCGCGCATATAGTTTGGCGCGGTTCCCTGCATAAATAGGTTCCAGCGGTTTAAACCTTCGCGTGCTGTCTGAAGACCCTCAAAGGCATAGGCCGTTGCAATAACAGGGCTGGCTTTGTCATGCCCGCGGAACGAAGACATGAGCGCTACAGCTGCATTTTTGTTAACAACACTGCTGTTACCCCAAAATTCAACCACTTCAGCCACGGTTTGTCCGGTATTACCGTCACCTACTGACATTTCCACACCGAAACCAATGCCGCGTGTAGTCGCATCTGCTCCGATATTTGCATATGCCATCGCAACAATCTGCGACGTTCCGGACATATTGCCTTTTCCGGGCGTGGTATTTCCAAGCGTCAGCATGCGGCTAGTACTGTCACTGCCACTACCTAATACAAGATGCCCTTTATCGCTGAATAGTGCGATATTCTGATTCCACGTTACGCCATTATCACGGCTATCTACGTCAAGACGCAGGCTGCTGCCGTCGCCTCTTAAGCGGAAGCCCGCCGCGTCCGCGTCACGGTCAATGAAAGTAAGTGTTGGTGCAAAGCTGTTAACCGTGATCCCTTGAGTGCCATCATTACTGCTGCCCGTAACCACAAGCGCAGCATTGGTCAAATCGCCTACGGCTGTCGCACCTTTCGCCAGTACTTTTACCGGGCCAGTAAAGTCTGCACCACCAGTCACAGAAAGATTGCCGCCAACAGAAGCGTTATTGCGGAGGTTCATTGTCGATACGTTGGTTTCACCAGTGCCATCGCCTGACAATGTAAGCCACGTATTAGGAATAGAGTTGCCCCAGGTGACGGTATCGGTACTGTCTGTAGACTGGCCCATATACCAGTGCAGAGAGTTATCCGCCTTTCGCCCGCGCAGATAATAGGCTTTGTCTCTGGTTTTAGCCTTCAGCTGCAGCGCAACCGAGTCCGCAGTAAAAAGTCCCGCGCCGTCAGACGTCAGACCTCCGCCACCAGTGATAGCCAGCCCGCCAGCACCCTGCAGCGTGGCTAAGCCGTCGCCACTGTTGAGTACAAAGCGCGCCGTGACCGTACCTGATGCCGAGCGCGCATCCAGCGCGATTCTTCCGCCGCCGTGCGTCATGTTAGTAGTCGTTAAGCCGCCGAGAATCCTGCCACTCCACGCATCGCCTCCCGTGGCCGCAACACGGCCAACGATCTGCATGATGTCTGTTTCGTATGCCGGGGGTTTATCGTCAGGCTGATCCGTCCGCAAAAATGTCATTGACGGTACAGACGGCTCAGAGCGGATCACACCAATACGGTATCCAGCGCTGATTTGAGAACCAACGTCCAGATTTTTTGAGACCGTCAGCTTTGGCGTATTGATATTGGTTAGCTTACTTGTGCTGGTAATATCGTCGTTATCGCCTGCCTTTGCCGCGCCCAGATTAATCAGGTCCGCCAGCGTCATGCTGGCGCTGTCCATCACCTTCCGCCAGCCGTTTTTATCCGCACCGGCTGACAGCCCGGACCACGCCCAGTCGCCTGAAACTTTACCGGCCAAACGCAGATACATCATGCCACCCTGCGCCACAAGCAGCTGTAGAAGTGCAGCGTCGGCATCATATTTACGGCGCATGTTGAATAGCTGGCCACGCAGTGTCTGCGTGGTTTTGCCAAGATCAATCGGGCCATCACTGAAGGTGCCGCTCAGTGTCCAGAAGGCATTTTGCTCAGTCACAGATACGTCAGTCAGTGAGGTGATTTTACTGTCCAGTACCATCGACGGCGTTCCTAGACCAAACGCACCCACGGCCATTAGCGCACCCGGCGTCATATCCATGGGGTTAGTCTGCTGGTCTGACTGTGCAGCAGTACCGAGGCCTAGATTGTCACGCGCTTCCGGCACGTCCGGCAGGTCCGCCAGGTTCTCACTGGCCACAAGCTGCTTTGCGTTGATCAGCTGATCCAGCTCGATGTTTTTGCGGAACATCGCTTTGTCTTGAATATCAGAGCCATTGTTATCAATGGCCATGTTGTTATCGATCATGCCTTTGAGGATTTTTAGCCCCTTCAGGTTGGCCGCTATAAGCTCGTCATCGCTGGTATAAATTGAATCCAGCGTTATGCCTACCTGCCGGTTAATGCGGTAGTTTGTGACGATCATCGCCTGTGTAACCTGCGTGGTACCGGTTGGTACAAGCACACGGCAGAGCTCCAGCTGATTCGGTGCCAGCGCCACAGACAGATCCTGCGCAAAGACGCGTGCGGCCTGAACCGTGGCGGTGATATCTACCTGATCCGTCTTCACGCCCAGTTTATAGTTCGCTTCCAGCACTATGCGCGTGGTTTTGCCCGCCTCCACCGGCAATGTGAGATCGGCCAGGTGCTGAACGGTTATCTGATGTGCGTTCACGTCAATGGAGGCCGCACCCTGCCCGCCTTCAGCGTCTTTTGAAGTGACGACGACATTCAGATCTTTACCGGCCACCGGCGCAAAGCCCAGGTAGAAGCCGGGGCGCACCACGCCTTTAAGTTTTCGGTTGAGCGCGGAACTGGTGTAAGTCTCCAGGTACTGCATATCCGCCGACAGAGGCGCGGTGCCATACGCCTTTCCTGCCATAACGCCAATGTCGGTGATTTCGTTATCGGTCATGAGCGTTACGCCGTTTTCTGTTCGATGGTGACAATAAGGCGATAGGCCTTACCGCGGAATACGGAATCCTGCTGCAGACAAAGCACCGCAAAGGCGTTGCCGTCACCGTCCACCAGTGTCAGCGTGTTGAGGTCATAGGCTTTGCCTTCCGGCAGTATGGCGTCGTCCAGCTGAATGGTGATTGAGATATCCGCGCCTGTACTGGTAAGGACCAGTGGCGTTTCAGTGAACTTTCCAGCCAGATCGGCATTGCTGAATGTCGAGGGAATATCCGCAATATTCCAGCCGCCAGCGGCGTTACTGGTTACAAGTGCTGACTTGCCCCAGTAGGCTTTAACCATCTGGAAGCGGCTACCCTGACCGATGGAGGATTCAGCGCGACGGATGTAGTAGTAATCAAGCAGCTTTGCTTTAAACAGCTTGCTGCTGACGGAGATAGTATCAGCCATAAAAAAGCCTCTCAGAGTTAAGAGGCCAGAGGGTACGGAGTTTGTAATTTCCGAAGGTCAACTAAGAGATAAACTGCTCGTAAAAAAGCGCTGAAATTGTACTGGTGCCGCCGCCAGGCAGTGCCAGAATAAATTCTGGCGTACCGTCATGGGGAAATGCCATCGTCACGCTGCTGCCGTCCGTACTGGTGGCGGTAATGCCCTGGCTGTCGCCTTTCTGGATCCCGATATACTGCACGCCCCCTTCCGTGAATAACCTTGCGCGGCTGTCGCTATCGGCGCTGGCAATGACAACCGGCGCTGGTGCTGCATCAGGCCTGCTGCGATAGTCGTTCCACCAGGCATCAGCGGCAAATATATCGTAGCGTTCACACCGTCTCACCTGCCGCACCGGTACCGCGGGAATGTCGAACTGCTGCTGTGTTGCCATGTGCAGGTTTTTGATTTCCGACTGGAGATCGGCGTATGACATTTTGGCTTGGTAGTCGATGCCCGCACTTATCAGCCGGATGCTATCGGCGTCTGCTGTCATTTCAAACGAGATAAAGAGTGCCACGCCGTCGAACACGATGTGGAGCGGCAGCAGGGGCGCAATGATCTGATCAAACTGTGTCAGCAGTTTGTTAACCGCCACATCCTGCTCCAGATAGCCGTATCGCCTGTACAGCTCATTCAGCGCAACCGAAACTTGAGCGCGTGATGTCAGGAAGAACTCGCCATACTTCGCCTCTGCAATCGGCAGACCTTCTTTCGTGGTAAAAAATGAGCCGTATGGTGCCTTCTCCTGATCTATCGGCGCATACAGCTGTTGCCAGGTCACGGGCAGATTATCGAACTCACGCCAGAATGTAGACGTGATTGGTTTTTCCGTTCCTTTAAAATGCACTTCATCCAGGCGCTGTGCCAGCAGCACGGGCCTGCTGGTGTCCGTAGTTTCAGCCACGATGAAGAAGCGGCCATATTCGCCCATACGCAGCGTCAGATCGTCTTTGTTCATCGTGTAGTAGCTTTTGCGATTGGTAATGCGGTCCAGAATTGGCTCTACCGTGTACTCAAATACCGACTGAATTGTATTGGCGAACCCCGACCATAGCTCCGACCCTTGCTTTTCTTTGGTGAGCCGGTCTTTTACCCAATTTTTGATCATGGCCGTGCCTTACAGGTAGTTAATTTCAAAGGTGGAATTAGCCACATCGAGATAAATAAAATCATTCAGCTGCAATGCCGTTTTCATGTCATGTGTGGTTAGCTCATATGAGATAAACAAGTTCAGCTCTTCAATGACGCGCCACAGGTCTTTAACCTGCACCTGTGAGAAGTGTTTACCTGCCTCAACGTCATTCTGATCGCTATCGCCAAACGCTGTTGCATCACGTCCGAAACGGGCTTGAAGGGCTTCTTGCACTTCTTTTTTGGCATCAGAAATAATGACGTTCTTTTTCGCAATCGCGGTAAGTGAGATCGTGAATGGTTCCTCCTGCGTGCGAACGTAACGGAATTTTTTATTCAACTCATTGGGGATGGATGTGACAGCCGTCATAAGCATGGTTTCCAGCTCTGCCTGCGTGTATCCCGGCTTATGCCCGCAAAAGAAGATCGTGTTGATGTTGGCCAGCGACTTAATGCCTGTAGAGATCTCCTGCTCCTGTTCACCCCAGGCGCTGATCCATGACATACCTGGTACGGCGCGATTGAGGAAGTACTTATAGTCGCCGCCCCACACAACCTGCTCGTCATACGCCACGTAATACTGCGCACGGTTACGGGTTTCTTCAGTACTTTCAAAGCCGCTGCCGCCCGTTATTGGCGTCGTAGTCACGACTTCAATTTTATTGTTCATGTCGGCAATATTGCCCGCTGGCGTCAGCTTCTGGCCCTGCGTCAGTGTGGTATCGCCCCGGCTGCACCATACGTCCAGATCAACTTTACTGCCGGTTGTCGGCATCTTGCCAATCGCACCGTCGCCAAAGCGTACGCCCAGCTGTTCGGACGGCTTGTAAACCATCACGTAATGCTGGCTGGAACCGCGTGAGAGGCGAAACAGCGGGTTGTTTTCCCACAGGGTTTTATGCTCGTTTTCAGTAACAAACACGTCCATCGAGACAGTTTCTTCGGTAATATCACGCGGCAGCATTACAGTGTAAAAAGGCGCTTCAGCTTCAATCGTTGATGACACGTTGACGCGCTCCATCTGACGGACGTCGTTCACCACAACACTACGGCCAGCGGGGATTGTTACCACGTCGGTAGTGACATAAGGCAGCTGCGCATTCGACAGGAACTCCGAATAGATCGGCAGCTGAATTTCCTCCGCCGTTTTATTGGTGATCATCACACTGCCCCACGACGGCGTGATTAAGTGACCGATGTAATTGCGGTCTTCGGCAGCAGCCAGAATGCTTGAGCGCTTAGTAGCCGTAGAGATAAAACCCTCAGTCAGCCCTCGCTCAGCGGTAGTCTGCGCGGCATAGATGATCTGTGCGCCAAACACAGCCATCATCTGAATGAACTGGCTGTTGGTAAACTTTCTCCACCAGCTGTTTGCTTGCAGCAGACCGTTAAATTTTTCCAGTAATTCCTGAATATTCACGTTTTCCCTCGATTAACTTTTGTTCATGGATACGGCCAGCGTGCCGTTTGATGTAACGAATGTGATTTGCCAGGTATCGACATTCTCCGGCGCGCAGCGGATAGCACGCAGGCCCAGTGCTGGTAGATCAATGCGCAGCTTGCGGATCAGCGCGGCCTCAATGGCAACTTCGGTTAAGTGGCCGGTTTCAGAACCGACCGGCTCATGCTTATAGTCCTGCATGGTGTTGCCCCATCCGGGCAGGCCATAAATGCTGCCCTGCGGAGTTCTCAGCCATTCCTCAAGACGGGCAAGCCAGGCATCTGAATCTCCGAGCTTTACCACTACGCCGCCCTGATCAACGCGCATCAGGCAGTCAATTTCGTTTTGCATGCGTTAGTCCTGCAGTAGTTCGTTGAGCGCCGGATCGTTGATGCTCAGTGTTGATGACTGGCGCGGCGCCGGCTGTGCTGTGTTGACCACTTTGTCCGGTGCGGTATCGCCTTTTTTCTTTGTGACGCCCAACAATGCCTCCAGCTGGGTGCGCATACCTTTGAGTTCCTTAAGCATGTCCTGCTCATGGTTGCCGTTGTCGCCGTTCATCATCGGGCGCACGCCGCTGCGCGGTAGATCGGTGACGTTCGGTATCTGCGCCGGGTGACTCAGCAGCGGCTGCTGTGTGGTTTGAGCTTTAGTCACGCTGCCGCCGCTCAGATATGCCTTACCGGCACTGGCCAGCGACTCTGTGCCGCTATCGAGCCAGCCGCCAGCCTTGCTGGTGAGCGGAGAAATGGCGCGCAGAATGCCCGGATCGGCAATGCCTGCCTGATCCAGTACACTGCTGATCATGTCGTTGCCGCTGAAGCCGCCAAGCGTCTGGCTGAAGGTGTCTCCCACGGCAGGCATAATTGAAGCGCCAACGGCTTTCACGCCGTCCATTGCACCAGCCATTACGCGATCAAACATGCCGCTGCCACCCTGTGCCTGTGCAGCTGGCTTTGACGTGGCCATGGTGCTGGCCATGTTGATCGGGGTGTCTGACGTGGCAGAGTTTGGACGGGGACTGACGTTGCCGGATGAGACGCGAGAGTTGGCGGCGGGCCGAGCATGGCTGGCAATCTGATCCGGCGACAGTGCTGCCAGCTGAAGGCCTGCCGGTAGCGATGCACCAGCGGGAAGAGACAGGCCGCTGGTGGGACGTTTTCGGGTCATACCGGCAACGCCTAATGATTCAGTCGCACCTTGCACTTTCCGGTCAGCCCACTCGTTAATTGCTTTAACCTGACCCCAGGCCCCCGCTCCGGCGTGTTTGATTTTGTCCACTGTTCCGGATGCAGGGAGATCTTTAGCCTTCTGCGCGGGTTTGTGTGTAGCTGATGCTGCCGGTGCCAGTGCCGGTGCCGGTGCCGGTGCTGCTGCGGGTGCCGGTGCTGCTGCTGCTGGTGCTGCGGGTGCGGGTGCGCCAGCTGTCAGCTTCACTTTATCCCCAGCGGAGTAGAGCGAGTCCGCTGCCACTGGTGCCTGCCCTTTCTTAGCGCGTGCTTCGTTTACCGATTTAAGGGATTCGTCACTGAATTTACCGCCAACCCACTTACCATTTTCGTTGTGGCCAATGGCGTTCATCATGAAGTCATTAGTGACCTGCGGGTTGCCGCCCTCGATGGTGGCGATACCGCGCATCATCTGTGTCATGACTTTTGGATCTTTCAGGTCCAGTTGCTGATCGCCCCGCACGCCCAGCTTTTTAGAGAGCGAATCCACGTATTGTGAGGAGTTGTTTTCGCTCTCAGGTGCATACAGCTTGATGATGTCCTGTACGGTATTGAGCTTCTTGTAACCTGCTGCTTTAGAGGTGCCTTCTGAATAGCTTGTCAGCTGATTGGCCAGCGCCCTGAATCCTTCCTCCGGCGTGTTGAATTTAGCAAAACGCGCTTCACCTTTGCCGTTCGGAGCTTCCAGGCTTGCGCCCTCTTGTCCGACATAATTCAGGTTGCCAAAGTTGTTGTTGCGGAAGGAACGGACCTTAGCATTTGCGCCGCCCACATTGAGATCCGCACCGATACTGTTTTTCGCAACATCGGCATAGTCAGCAGTGCTTTTACCCTGGGTACCTACGCCATCCTCGCCCCATTCGCCGCCCTGAAGCTGTGAGCCCAGCCGGTTAATCGCAGTGACGGTTTTCGTTGTGCCATCGGTGATAGCTTTCGTCTGCTCAGTACTGGTACCGGTCAGCTTGTCATACGCGCCAGCTGCGCTGGTTGAGAAGGCGCTGAACATGTCGCCAACCTTCCCAAGCCCTGTATCCAGCCCCTTTGCTATATCACCGGTGTCGAACGTGAGCGCCTTCGCAACGCCATTCATACCCAGTGCCGATGCTCCGGATGCCAACAGGCCAGACGCGCCCGATACCAGCCCGCCCATGTTAAGCACGTTAGCGCCTGTGTATGCGCCCTTCTGTCTGCCGCTGACCGTCTGGCCGTCTTTAAGACCAAAGGCCTCTTTCTGGCCTGCCGTATCGTTATAACCCTCGTAGGCATCCATGCCCGCGCCGATTGCTGTACCCACCAGCGGGATAGCTTTAAGCATGGTTTTTCCGGCGACCTTCCCGGCCACCTTCAAACCGCCTTTTTCCGTGGCCTTTCCTGCCGCGCCTTCTGTGGCCTTCTCCGCTACTTTCGCCCCCTCCTTTCCGGCAATTCCGCCTGCAGCAATCGTTGCGCCGGCAGTAGTAGTTGTGGCTGCTGCACCGGCGACCGTTGCCGCCTTATTGCCACCCTTCAGCACATCCAGCGCCTTTGAAAGCAGGCCTTTCTTTTTGGGCTTAGGTTTTGACTTTGAGCCATCCGGCTTGTTTTTGCCGTCCGGAAGCAGATCACCGGCAACGTCAGCCATATCGGCAGCAGCAGACAGCGCCCCGCGTTTACGGTTGCGGCGTTTGCGCCTGCCGGGGATCAGAGAGTCCATCAGCCCGCCGCCGCTTTTTCCGGAAGCGTGAGACAGCTTTTTGATTTCTTCCCGCACATCGTCCAGGCCATCCACAATGCGATCGTCATTAGCAGCGAGCACTTTGGTCTGTTCCTGCGTGACCAGGATTGCCTTAGCCTGTTGTGCGTTTTTGAAGCCGTCAGCGGATTTCGGTTTACCGATTTCTGGTGGCGTTTTGGCTTCAGTGGTCACAGGCGGGTGCGTTAATGGCGGCTCCATTTTCAGCGCAGCGTTGCCTTCGGTTTTTCCTTGGATGAAGTTTTTCAGTGTGACGACGTTCTTCCCGACTTCAGCGGATATGTCATACATACCTTTACCCATCAGCCACAGCGGACCACCAGCAGCCGTACCTGCAATGTCAGCGCCGGACGACATGCCATCACTGTTAGTTTCGGTGGCAGACTCCAGCATGCTACTTAATGAGCGAAAAAATCCCTGCTGCTGTTTGTTTTCGGCTCGCCGTGCGTTCTTTTCCTGCTGTGCAGCTGATGCGTCTGCGGAATCATTACGGGCTTTAAACCGCCCGTCACGGCCTCTCCCCGGCATTTCGCCTTTAGGATTTTCGCTTTTCTCCTGGGTATCTTTTGGTGCTTTTTTTGGTCTATTTAAGGGTTTAAATGGTTCACTTTTAAGACCAAAACCACCATTAACTGTTAAATCTGACCTTAATGATTCTTTTATTGACCTTTTAAGGTCCGTTTCTGGACCTTTTTTAGACCTAAAGTCAGACAAACTTACAGAGCGAGCTATTTCAGGTCTTTTTTCGGTACTTTTATGGTCCTTATCTGGTTTTATTTGGCCCGATTTCGGTCTATTTTTAATTTCAGACCTTTTTTGGTTTGATTCAGGACCAATATTAGACCCAAAAACTACCTGACCACCCCCTTTTAAAGCGCCATCTTTTTCAGTGCCGCGCCCAGTCAGAGAGCGCCTTACCGTCATACCGGACGTGTTTTCATTGCCGCTCTGTACCTGGGATTTATAACCAGAGAGTGCATTACGAATTAGCGTTAGCTGTTTAAGCTCGGCCTCGCTGGCTTTTTCAATTGCATCAATGATGCTGGCCTGATCCTGTTGCTTCATTATTCGGACCTGCTGTTAGTCTTTCTCAGTTGCTCAGTGAGCGTGTTATTCATCTGAATGGCACGCCACAGTGGCAGCGCGTCAACGTCACCGACAGGCTGGCGGGCTGTCAGCGTCAGGTTATCAATGATGGTTAGCCATCCACTGAGGTGAAAATCGTGGAACAAAAAATCCAGAGCGAAATGGGATAAACAGTTGAGTCGTATTCTTCTGCATGCCCTCCTTTTCGCAGGCGCACGGCGGAAGCAACAGGCGAACTTCACCCTGTACGATTTGCATCAGAAGGCCGTGACGCAGGTTTCTCTGCATCAGCTGGATGTGAGCCACCAGCGGCGCAAACTCCAGATCGGGAACCATATTTTCCATAAGGTCAAAGCGACGATTCGCGGCTTGCTCATAGTCTTCCGGATCGTCATCGAGCGCAGTACATAGCGCGAACTCAGCGATGCGCATTCGCATAATCGCAGCGTCATACTCCGGCGCGTCGGCGTCTGGAAGGCCGACGCGCATACGTTCCAACATTTCTTGCCCGCGGCCGGTCAGCGGCTTAAGCGTCCATTCCATTGGCACGCCGTTTACCGGAACGTTTACGCGCTCGAAAGGTGCGATAGTCAGGAGCTCGACGGTCTCCGCCAGGTCAGACAGATCGAAGTCGTAGGTATGCAGCTCTTTACAGTGCTCACAGCTGTAGTGAAACGCCTCAAGATTATCGGCGCGGCTGTTAATCATGATCCACCACAGCGCTGTACGGCGTTCCTGCGCGGTCCAGTCGCGGCTGTCATCAACCGGGCCTTCCTGCAAGGCATTCAGGTATTCAGTTACGCGCCGCTCATCACCGATCACGTCAGGGGCGCAATACTTCAGCGCGTCTTTCATCACCGGCTGGCGAAAGATGATTTCGGTAGAGGGCCGCGACGCCAGCGGCAGTGGAGGAATGATCACGGTATTGTCCTTCAGAATTTAATGAGATTTGATGCGGACGATTGAACCTGGTTTGTAATTCCTCCGGTTACTCCTTTTAGCAATCCGTTTGCGAGGCTTCCGGTACTGGTGTACTTCACGAACGTCACCGGAATGGTGGCAAACTCGCCCACGGCATCACGGGCGCGGGAGATCTCGCCAATGGTGGTGATAAAGCCTTTCATTTCCTCTTCAAGCGTGGCGCGGCCATCCTGCGAGACACGGTATATCCGGATATTAAGCAGGTAGGATGGAGGAAGATTAAAGGTGCCGTCGCCGTTGGAAATGCGCGCACGACGCTCCTTGAACTTCTGCAGGATTTCGCCATCCTCGTTATCACGAACGGTCATCGAGACAGAGCCTGCTGTGACGTGTGTCGGCTTCACAAACTCATTACCGCCAATCAGCTTGCTTTCAGTCTCCACGTTGCCCGTGCTGTAGGTAATGTCCTTCACGTACATGTCTATGCGGGAGAAGCCATCTATCTCGATGTTCCACTGCCAGCCCTGTGCGTAGCGGATACGCATAGCCATTTCGAGCAGCGTCTTTGCGTTGGCCAGCTCTGGCGGCAGGCCTGCATACGACGCACCGCCGCCGCCGCTCATGGATGCGGAAGCACGCGACAGAATGTTGGATATCAGGTTGCTTCCGGCCTGTTTCGCCGTGCTGGAGGCAAAGCCTTTGATGTTCCCGGCCAGACCGTTAAAAAAGCTCATAACGCCCCCTTACCAGGTGCTCATTGCGGGGATAATTGCCCGGCTTGCAGAGATCTGCGCTTCCAAATCAGTTTTACGCTGGTGTAGCGTGGCCTCGTCTGGCAAAAAAGACGCGTCGAACTTCCCGGCGATGTGCAGGCGGCGCAGGCGTTCTACGTTCGGAATGGCAATCAGCGCTTCCAGATAGTCTTCAAGCAGCCCGGTACTGTCTGGCGGTAGCTGTGCCTCGTTGTAATCGCAGTCGCGGATATTGCGAAAGTAAAGCAGGATAAGCGGCCATTTCTCGCGGCCAGTCAGCTCAAGCTCAATGGTAGATTCGTAGGGATCGGCATACACCAGCGCACCATTGAAATCGTTCACGTTTACCAGAGACAGGTAATCAGACGGAAAAGGGAGGCTTACGCCCCCCGTTTTTTCAATGCGTTTGCGGCCTGGTACACCGGCACGATCCTGATAAACGCCTAATGCCTGACGAAGAAGGCTTTTTAATACCGCCTCTTCATCCACCAGCAGCGTCGTGAAGCGCGCTTTCACGGCTTCAAGCAGTTCGACCGGCGTCATATTTATTCAGCCCAGTTGTAAACGACGCGCAGCGGCAGCTTCACAGCAGCAGTGGTGTCTTCAGAACCAAAATCCACGGCGTCTGAGTACACTTTGCAGTGCAGGTAGCTGCGCGTCAGCCCAGCGTTTTCGCCGCTGTTCGACTCTGCTGCAGCGGAGAAGGTGATATCCAGATATTCCTTGTTGAGAACCATCTGGCGGACAGATGCAAATACGTCGCCCTTAATGGTTTCAACGCAGGTCATCTGGAACTCACCGGAGTTTTTCAGGACGCCGTGCTGGTTGAACTTCATGCCACCTGGTGCCACGTCTTCAACGTCTTCGCGGGCCATTTCTGGCAGCTGCGTAGTACGGATCAGGATCGACAGGTTTGGGTAGCCTTTAACGGTCATCCAGTACTCAGAGCCGACAAGTTTTTCACCCGCGGCAAGGTTCTGGTTAAAGCGTTTTTTCAGGAAAGCCACGTCGGCTTTCGTATTGGAAAATCCGGACATATTTTGTTCCTCAGATAAACATATATGGAATATCAGACTGGTTCTGGACGCTCAGGCCGGAGCACTGGAGCGTGACGGTGTTGTGGGTGTAATACCCCTCAGCGGTGCGCGGTGCGTCCAGCTGGTAGCTGACGCTGCGTATAACCACGTCCATGATTTTCAGGCGACGACCAACGTCCAGAATTACGGGAAGAGGACGGCGACCACCCGGAAGCGCGGCGTTCAGCTCAGGCGAAGCCATTTGCTGCAGCGTCATGATCGCGTCCATGACTTCCACCTTCGCGTTAGTTGTGGCCATTAGGTCTACAACGATGCTGAACTCAGGCGGCTGCTGGCCCTCCCAGATAAGCAGGGAGTTAAACTCAGACTTTGAAGTACTGCCGCTCACTGCCTGCACGCCGCCCGCCAGCTTGCCGCCAGCCGCGCTCACAGCACCGGCAACGCCGCCCAGCGAGTCATTGGCAAACGGGGATTCCCACATGGATTCAATGCTGGCGCTGGAGCCTTCCCCGATATAGCCCACGACCATCGCCGTTTCTGACGTGATGTAGGTCTTCAGGAAGGGGCTGACCCCATCCGGCATGATTGCACCGCAAATCATCGCGCTATCCTCATTGCAGCCGGTTTTACCCGGCTGCTATCCCTTACAGGCCGCGTTTTTTGCGCAGTTTTAGTGATTTTTTACGGTGCGCATTTGCCATTGAGCTATGCGCCTTCATGCGGGCTTTTTTAAGCGCCTGCTTCTGGAGTGACGTCATACGGCGCTTCTTCGGACGTTTGCGGATCAGCGTTACCACGCCGTCACGAACGGCTTTGAAGGTGGCTGATTCCATCATGGCTTCACCGCCTTCACCGCCAGCAACTGTGTAGTCCGCGATCGCTTCGTCATCGTCGCCCAGGCCAGAAAGCGCCTCGAAAACGCTCTCAGCAGCGCTGTCGTCGTCGTCGTCGATCATGCTGGTGACATCATCCTGATCCGCACCCAGGGCAATAGCAGCGTTTGCCAGCTGGCCCAGCGCGACGTTGAATGCGTCTACCTGATCGTCATCCAGATCGTCGTCTTCGGAAAGTGAGTCCAGACCAGCCAGGACCAGCGCCAGCGCTTCAAAACTGTCAGCGTCAGCTTCGCCATCGGCTACCCAGCCAGACAGCAGAGAGGCGGCAACCGAGCGGGCATCTTCACCAGTGCGACGCTCCACGGCTTCAAACATCGCTACGATGCGCGCCGAAGCCGCAGAGGCTTCGCCAGCGCTTTCGAGCATTGAATCTTTCTTGCCTGGCATTTCAGCTGGTGCAGGTGCTGCGAATGCCGCGCCCAGCAGGCCATGAGCGGTGTGATTAAAAATATTGTTCATAATTTCCTCTGTTAGCGGAACAGCGTTGGCTTGCCGACGATGCGGCGGGAAGAACCGGTAGGGCAGACAGACCAGGTGGCTTCCCACAGATCGATATCCTTCTGCACAACGGTTACTACGAATGGCTGCGTGCCTTGTGTGACGTCACGCGGTTTGACCAGCGCCTCAGCAGCTACGAAGCGCTCCAGCAGGTCGGTTAACCCGTCATACAGGCCTTTGAAGGTAATACCGTCCGGCTCATGCTTCAGTGCTTCTGCCACGTCATAAAAACCGCGCGCGATCGCGTTCATCAGCGAACTGATGTGCTGCAGGCGCAGGTAGTTGTTTTTGGCAAACGTGGTCAGGGAGTCATCGATATACATGTTTCCGGATTTATCGAGGCTGACCGGGTTGATGCGCGCCGTTACAAAGGCTTCGCGATCGATTTCGTCCAGGTTTGGGATCGGCTTGATGTTCTGACGCGCAATAATGGCGCGTGACACGCCAGCCGGTGCGTAGTGCCAGCCGCCAACGTCGGAGACCAGTGCCACGCCTTTCGCTTTCGCCACAAACGCGTCACAGGAGATACCCCAGTTAACGTTTGTTCCGGTAAACGCGTCGCGTGCGGTGTACGGCCAGTAATAGCGCGCAGGTTGGTGTGAACCGCCGAGGCCATGGCCAAGCGCTTCTGCCATCGCTGCTGCTGACAGCTGCGCGCCATGCACGTCGTAGAACATGTCGGTACGGGTGTCTTCGGCCAGCTTAACCAATGCGGCGATCACGGTTGCGTCATAGCAGCCCAGCGACAGTACAGCCGTCCAGGTGAACATGGATTTACGCAATACCGTCAGTGCCTTGGTGTAGTCCGCCGTAGCGATAGCAGACAGATCGCCATCGGTGCCGCCACTGAACTGAATATCTTCGAAGCCTTCGGTGATCTGCTGCATTTTCGTTTCAACATCATCCGCCACGATAGCGCGTAGACGGGTTGAGCCGTTTTCCAGCGCAGTAGGTAGGAAAGCAGGGGATCCCATGTCGCTGGTGGCGTTGGTGTTGAACGAAATCTGGTGTGATTCGAGAACCGATTCACCGCCGGCCGCATCCACTTCCTTAAGCGTCAGAATGTAGAAGCCCGGTGCAGTAGGATCGGCCTGCATGCTCAGCTTGCGGTCCACTGACGCGTCGCCGTCGTCGATGTAAATCATTGCCGCAGAGCCTGCTTCCAGTACCGGATCGGTAGATGGAGCAAAGTTGCTGGCCACTAAGCTCAGTTCCTTCATGGTGGTGTCTACCATCAGGGACAGGGCAGGGATCTTCATTCCCGGCGCCGGCACGCGAACCACATAGCCGTCGCCGCCGTTAACCGCTGTCGCTACATGGCGCAATGGTTCAAACGCCGCGCCGCTGCGCGGGTGGATAGCTTCGCCCAGTACGGACTGATAATTATCAGCGGTCACGCGCAGGACAGTGCCGATTTTGCCGCGACGGGAAATGACCAGACCGGCAAAGACGGACGCGCCGCCAGATGCAACGGAAGTTGTAGCGTCAGCATTAACCTCCTGCACCGCAATGCCGGACGCCTGGCCCACTGAAAAAGCAATTTTATTCATGCGGAAAGTCCATGAAATGCCCCCTTAACGGGGGCGCGTTAAGGAGGATTAGCTTGCAGCGACTGGGGCAGCAGCGGCTTCAGGTGCGGCTTCGCCTTCGATCTTCAGGCCGGTCAGCATGTCGTATGAGCCAACTTTGGCGTTGGTCAGCGTCAGCTTGGCGAAGTAGTTTTCGCCGTTACGCGGGTGCAGCTCGTTGAGGGAAGAGCCCCATAGCGTGGTGCGGTTGACCAGCGACGGGTTGGTTTCGTGGACATACGGGATAGCCGGTACAGCGTCACCCGCGATCAGGCCAGCGTCACCGATGGAATCACCGCGGCCGTAGAACAGAATGTCTTCTTTACCCAGCGCCACGCCGTTCTTCACGAACTGCTCACAGATAGCGGCAGGCACTTCGAAGATCTGGTAAATACCAAACAGGGTGCCGATGCGCTGGATGTATGGCGACTGCACGAAGTTAGGGTCTGCCTGGAAGACATTTGACGGCAGGCTTTTCAGGAAATTAGCCGCCTCACCACCAGCAAAGCCGCCACGGATACCGGCCTTACGGGTACGGTTCACCATATCGGTGCTCAGCTGGGTAACGACGTGCTTCAGCAGTCCTACCCACGATTCGTAGGTCTGGCCCTCTGGCAGCGCTACGTCAAATGCACGGGAATAAACGTTGTGGAACGCCATAGTGCGCAGACGCATCATGTCCTGCTCATGGCTCAGCCAGTTACGCATAGCGGTGAACTGGGTAGATGAGAGGTTGATACCAAACTCACGGCTCAGATCGGACGCGGCCATAACAGTGTGCTCAGACGCGATAACGAACTGCGAAGGTTTGATGGTGAACTCACGCATGGACTGGTTAATTACCGGGATCAGACCTGGCGATTTCTCGACGTTGATCTCAACCTGTGCAGCCAGCTCGGTGCCTTTAGCCGGTGCGTCCGTGAAGGTCACAGCGATGGTGCCTTTGTCGTAATCGACCTTACAGGTAGCCGAAAACACGTTGCCTTTAACGTCGGAATCGGAGAAGTACAGGTTGCCGTCGCCGTCATCGACTTTGCCCGGACGACGGTTGATCAGCAGCTTGGAGCGACCCATACGGATCGGCATATCCGCACCTTCAACGGCTTTCATTGAGAAGGTGAAGGTTTTCTTGGTGCCGTCTGGCTGCATAGCAGCAGGGAACAGGTACAGGCGCTTCATCTGCGAGTAAACAGCAGCTGACTGCATGTGCATTTCATCGCCCTGCTCAAATGAGCCGAACTTGGTACCAGCAACGTTCAGCAGTTCGTAGATCTTCGCTTCGTCACGCTCACACGGGACAAAGGTACATGCGTCGCTGGTAGCAGCGCCCAGCACCGCAGGCAGGATTAGCGCGGCAAACTGCGCCTGGCGCATAACGCCATCAGAGGTGCGCATGTCAGCTGCCACAGACTCAAACATCGCCTTGCCGTTGCCTTCGTGCTTGTCAGCCGCTGATTCGATCATCAGGTTTTCCAGCGCACGGCTGGCGTTGGCCAGCTGGTCAGCTGGTGGATAGTGACCATGGCGCTCTTTGTACTCGATCATGCTCGACGCCCACGCAGTACCTACCACACGGCAGAACTCCGGGTTAGCGCCTTCAAACATCGGATCCTGGCTTGCAGCTGCGCCAATGTTCACGGACAGCTCACGACGATCAGCGATCACCGCGCCTGACGCATTGCGCTGCGCATCAACGGTAAAAGCCATAACGCGCGAGGCGCGGGTCATGATGTCCTGCTCACGCAAACGTGCAGGGGTAATATCTTTGCTCACATTTCAGCCCTTTATTCAGGGCGCGGCTGCGAGGGAATTTTTGACGAGGCAAATTTATTCGGTTTGTACTTTGCGATGTGAAAGAGGCAAGAGAAAGTTTTAAATTCTAAGGAAAGTTTTTAGATTTTGATGTACCTTTCCGGCATGTAATTGACCACTGGTAAACCTCATGTCTTATAAGCTCTATTTTCAGTACGCAAACGGCTCTAAATCTCACACATTAGCGACTGGTAGCCAGCGCGATGCACGCCATCACTTGGACTATTTATTAAGCGAAAAAGAGCCTCGTTCGCTGGCTAAGCAGATCATCATCATGTACGGCGCTGAAATCATCATGGAGGCATGCCCAACATTAGAAGACGACGCTATCCGTGACATGGCCCGCTGGCGCAGGGCAGGCAATACGCAGCAGATGCACAATCCGGTAACGGCCTCGATCTACATGCCTTTGGTAGCACGAGAATTTCTGATCAAAGAGGGTGACGGTTCCCTGGCGGCGGGCATGCGTAAAATCATGTTGGATATTGGCGGGCCAGACGTGGCGACAGCATACATGGCGGAAAAAACTTTTTAGTTTGAACGCAAATCAGCCTGAAAAGTGATTTTAGTAATTAATTTGTTGTTGAAAAAAGCCGCTATTACAGCGGCTATAATTATTCTATTAAAGAACCTTGTTAGGAGTAACAATTTCAAAGTCATCAGGTGAGACACCAAACGTTTGAATAAACGCACTTTTAGCCCAATCCTCCATTTCTTCGCTACTATAGCTTTTGGAAAGCCAATTATAGTTATATTTAAATTCTCCTGGCGCTGAAATCCATTGCTGGCAAAGATCGAAAAGAGCCACAGCGAGATAGAAATCCCCGGCAGTATCTTCAAGTGTTCTCTCATCTATACCAGGCAGCATGGAAGGAGCAATATCCATATTGATATTTTCTTTAAACAATGCTTGATGCTTAACATAAAGATAATCGGAAACATTACTCCTTCTTTCACCCTCTATATATGCACCAGGCCAACAAAAGAACTCAGGATTATTTGCCTTATCTCTTTGGAAACTTAGAAATCTTGCAAAAATTAAACGGACCAGTAGATTTCCCTGTTCAAAAGAAAACTCTTCATTCTCTTTCATCAATTTTTCAATACTCTCTTCAGTTTCAAACCACTCTTCGAACTTGCTCAAATATTCTATTGGTGGGACTACGCCGATGGCCTCACATAGCAGGGTAGAAATAACCCAGTACTTTTCTGCTGAATAGTCATCAATCAATTCTTTAAATTCAGGAAATTGATTTTTAACCACGGCGCAAAGATGAATGAACCTTATACCAGGATCTGTATGTTCAATAAAAAGCTCAAAATTATCAATACCACAAGGAAAACCCTCTGCAGGATTTATTGCAATGTCAATTAGCAATAAAAAAAGCGCCACTAACGGACTATCGACACTCTTAGGTTTTTTTTCATCAAGAATGTCTAAGAAAACATTGAATGCAGAGATATAAACGCCATGCAACATGCCAGCCTGTTTAAACTGATAAAAATCTAAACTTTTATTCGAAATAATATGAAGATAAAGCATCTGGTTGAATCTGGCTTGACCTTCATATAGATCTGACAAACCAATAGGAGGAATCCCTATATTTTCCCCTTGATAAAAACCACTTACCTTTCTATCGATCAAATCATTGAAATTTTCTTCCCATGAAGTGGGATTGGGAAGGAATGAAAATTTATTATCAAAAGTAGTTGCAAGAATCCCTATGGCTGCTCCGTATGCTATGCTATAGGAGTGCCCAACTGAATGAAAGCCTGGATCGTTGCATACCTGAGCGATAAGACTCGGCCTTTTCATCCTTATTATATAATAATTTATATCATGATAATTATTTAATATTTGATTGAGCACCATAAACTCACGAACATCAGTATTATCTGGCCTAGGGTGATTATCGCTATAAATCACGATAGGCTTTTTATTTCCACTTAATACAATATGCTCTTTCAAAAACTGCAGGTTGAACATTGTTTGCGCTGGCATACTTAGGCTCATAATTAAGCCCGATGTTGAACCAATGAACTGCCACCAATGCATTGTTTCGTGAAAGAGAGTAGATAATGCCTGATGAATTTCACCGGGCGTTAAATCACCTGTATCTTTTGCTTCAACTTGGTAAAGAATATCATGGACCTTGGGATTTAATCGTAATACAAAAATAACATGGTTATAGACACCATGAATCGAAGTCGTGGGGTCTATCGGGTCACGTGCATCGTTGAGCTGTGCGTCGTTCAGTAATGCAGGATCAAGTTGCATGTCATCATCCTTGTATGAAATAAAGTTTTAATCACTCTACTCACAAAATCTGAAAAACTAAAGCATTAGAGGTTTTAATAAATAAAGCCGTTCACAGACACTAATCGTTGCCTGTTGATCTGTGAGCGGCTTCAAAATTTACAGTGAGTTACAGGCGGGAGTTGTGGTCCGATATCAGCTCATTGCGCCGGTTGCACTCATCGACTATTGTCAGGATTCCCGCCACATAAGCGGGCAGCTTGTCGGTGAATCCGGGTATATTTTCATCCACCTGGCACGGCTGGTAAGCCTGCGCTTTTTGAGGCGGCAGCTCCACCAACTTTGTTACCGTCACGACTTCGGGAATTAACGGCGCGGGCTTTGTCCCGGAGCATGCGAATAACGCTGGCAGGCAAAGCAGTATGGCTAATGCCAGAAAGCAATATCGCACGGTTGATCTCTTCAATTTCATTTTGACTATCCTCTTTGAGTTTCTGTAGATCCTGCTCCAGCTGCGCCTGTTTCTGCGCGTATTCCAGACGTTCCTTTTCCCGCTTATCCAGCGTCTGCTGCAGCGTGACCAGTTGCGCCTGCTGCTCTGAAAGCGAGGATTTAAGGGTGCTGTTATTGCCGGTGAGCGTTTGGTTATTGGCGGTAAGCGTGCTGTTAGCTGATTCCAGTTGTGCCACGTGCGCAAAATGGTCCTTAACGGTCACGTAAACCTTGTGGCCCAGCATCAGCAGAGCCGTGCAGAGCGCCACGGCTACGGCGCGTTTAAGCCAGCCGGTGAGAGAGATTTCACTGAACATGGTTATTCCTGTTTAAGCGCAGCCATAACGGCTGCGGGCATGATGGTGCTGACTGCCGGACCCATAACAGGATCGGTAATCAGGCTGGCAGTCAACGCAATAGCAATGGCATCAGACAGCGCCTTTCTGGCCGTGCTGGTGGAGGTGTTTACCTGATCGGCAATGCCGGTTAGCGCCGTTGCACTGGCCGGAAGGGGAGAAAACAACGCATCAAGCACGGCGGTGGCGTTTTTCAGTGCGGCAATCTCGTCATCGGTAAGCGCCGGTGCGACTACAGGTGAGGCAGCACTCGCATCCGCTGGCGCGGCAGCTGCACCGACCTTTGCGTTTACCGCATTCATTGCCGCGGTGAGCGCGGACAGCGATACGCCCAGTAGCAGTTCGTTTAACGCATCCGGAGTCGTCTGATCCCCCATTGCCGCCACCAGCGCGAACGGTGGCGACGGAGACAGGCGATTACCCTTCACATGGCATTCCCATCCGTTTTTCAGCTGCACCAGCTCTGACGGGGTGCTGAACGGCTTAACGGCGGCAACAAAAGCCGCAGCAGCGTCCGCAACCCCGTCAATAACCGTCGCATAGCCCACCAGTTTTGCCGCATCATCAGAGACGCTGGCCGGGTAGGTTGCGCCCGCCAGCGGCAGCGCCCGGACAGACTCCGCCAGCTGGGTAGCAACAGCCTGGAGACCTTCACACACTACAACCGGTGCAGGCGTCACCACGCCAGATGCGGAAAGGGCAGCGAAGGCGCTTATCTGGTTGTCGTTATCGAGCATCTACTTAACCTCAAATCCGGCTTCGCCTGTGGCAACAACGGATCCGCATGAAACCGGATCGTTGACACAAACAATGCCCTTGCCGTTGATGGTGAACCACGGACGGCCTGTAACCGCCGTGCCGTTATGAGTGCTATTGCCGTCTGTGTGATCCGGAAACAGCTTGCCGTCCACCAGCACGGGTTTGCCGTTGATAGTGAGTCCCGCGTCAGCCTCGGCGGTCTGGCGCGAGGGGAAGCTGTCGTGTCCGGAACATACGGAATCCAGCGTACCGGCAGCAGGCATCAGACCGCCCCGGCGCCGGAGCGCATTTGATTGGCCATTACGACTCCATCAGCTCGTAGAAATCATCCGGGCTATCGCTGAAGGTTACGAAGAGGCCCAGCCAGACAGCGCGGCTTGCATCAGTGATGTAGCGCGACAGTTTTACGGTACTCAGTACCTTCTCAACCCACTTGGTCTGCGTGTGCTGGTCAGCAGGTGACATTTCATTCCATTTATCTGTAGGCATTTCACGGGCCAGGTTAAGGGCACAAATAGCGGACCACATGACTGGCATCAGCTGGATAATTTCCGGTTCGTCAGGCAGGGAGTCTTTCATGTCGATATAGAACTCAGTCGCCGCCTGGCACACGTAGGTAGGGACCAGCATGTAACGGTGCTCAGGACGCATGGCCATCATGCGCACGCGGGTATCTTCCGCCGTGGCATTCGCCATAACCTGTTCGATCATGGTATTGCGCGTGGAGCGCTGCGACGGAGTGAGACGCCAGTACGGCGTTTCAATCAGCATCAGCATTTCACGGGAATAGCTGTATTCGTACTGAAACTGAGGATCTTCGCGCAATGCCATTGTCAGGTTATGGAATAGCTCAAAATGCGTTGTTTTACGGTTGCTCATAATTCATCCGTTCAAGGTTTGATGAGCAGGCAGAATAAGGGGTTTGTAATTTAGGATGGATAACGGCTCCTATCCGGAAAGATTTTAAAGTATAAAAGTTTTATAAAAATCACTTCATGTTTTCGGTATTTTCCCCGTATAGTCTGGCTTCGCGGCAGGTGGTGCCGACGCTTACAGAGGAAGAGGAACGTAAAATGAACGATGTTTATGGAAGAATGATCCCCACTGCTGGCCTGCCTATCAACAAGACTATAATGGCGTCATCCGAAAGGACCGGCGTGCAGCTGCTGGACTGCGGCAAAGACTGCCTGGGGCGTTATGAAGTGATTGCTAACAATGTGCTGGTGGCCTGCACTGACGATTACACAAAAGCGCGTGACTACTATTTCAGTGAAACCAGCCGTATCAGCGCTGAAAGTCAGACCGCTTACAATGTAAGGGTCAGAGAGGCGCAAGCAGCAGGCCTCACCGGCTACCTGTTTCGGGATTATGCCTGTGAACGCATGACGCTGAGCGAGGCGCTGATACTACTTAATACGCCGAGCGGCATCCCGGCTGGATTATTACCTGTTAATCAGCCCTAATGCTCTATATCGTCATTCACACTCTTAACCGGATCTGTCATTTACTCAAAAATGCTTATAGCTAAAAAATGTAGTATACAATTTGTATATACTAGTAACGCAGATAAGATAATGTTAAAAGATGGAGAGTGTACTGAGAAAAATTATTTTTTCTCTTCTGTGTGGTAACTTGAGTCATTAGTATTTCCCGACTAAAACTTTCAAAATTACCACATAAAGTCTAACAGGTTAAAATAAAAAAGAACGATGGGTTTACACACTGTAATCTATCAATAGTGAAATCTTACAAGGTAGTTAAAATGAGCCAACTAAACAGTCAATCTGATTTCCTTAAAGGCTTTACCCATGAAAATGATATTTTTAAAAGAGTAAACTTCTATCAAAGCCTACTTAAAATAATAATAAACTCACCGGAAAAAAATCTAGTTTTTGCACTTGATGACCGGTGGGGGCAAGGAAAGACAAGTTTTGTAAAAATGATGCACGGAGAAATAAATAAAGACCCAGAAAGCAATCTCAATGTGATATATTTTGATGCATATGAAAACGACTATTACTCAGACCCATTCATTCCTATAGTTGCTGAATTTCATGCGCTTTTTAGCGAGCCAAATAGTAAGCTGAATGCTTATAAAGATTCTTTCTTGTCAGTGTCCAAACGGGTAGGGGCTGCAGCACTTATTGGAACATTAAAAGCTGTAATCACGACATCAACCGCTAGTATAGTTGATGGTGGCAAGGTGATTGATGCTGCCGTTGATGCTGCTAAAAGCACCTCAGATGACTTGACAAACAGCCTCCAGGCTTACGTTGAAAAGAAAATAACTGCAGCAAAAGAAGAGAAAGCTGACATAGCTACCTTTAAAAAAACTCTGAGTGATATTCACGAAAAATCAGGGAAGAAAACTATTTTTATCATCGATGAGTTAGATAGAGCAAAACCTGATTTTTCCCTTGATTTGCTTGAGAAAATAAAACATCTTTTTTCTGTGGAGGGGGTTATTTTTATATTAGTTATGAATAAAGGACAGTTTGAAAAATGCATTGAAAAAAGATACGGAAGCATTGATTCAAAATTATACCTTAATAAATTCATAAACTATTTCATAACTTTGCCAAAAACTAAAAACTCTGACATTGACATTAATGATCCGACGATTAAGACAACTATATATAATTATATAAGAGTCATGCCAGAAGCGAACAAGCTTTTTGATATAGGTTCAGTTATTCACATTAGTTTAAGTTACCTAATTGAAATTAACAACTGTTCGCTTAGAGAAGCTGAGCGGTGCATTTCCTTAATGAATTTATTTTCTAACAAAAGCGGCAAAATAGAATATAACATGACCTATTCAGTCGCTCTGTCAATGATGATTTTTTTGAAAGTATATGACCCAACGCTCCTTGAAAATTTTCTAGCCAAAAAAGATCAAGCCGGTTTCATTTTGCGGCAGTTACAGCTTGAGTCAGCCCAAGAGTTAATTCCATCAACTGCAAAAATACATAGCATCATGCAAAATTTAATAAAGTTCCATTACTACACCCGTTCTGAAGTAGAAACGAATATAAAGAGAATAACAGAAACCTTACGCGACTTGCTGGCCCATTCCCATTATCCGTCTAATCCATTTCTATATTTTAAAGATAGCTTTGATAAATTTTCAATTGAGTAGGGTGCATTAAAGAATCCCCGCCAGCAGCGGGGACTCTTGTTTAAAGCGTGGCAATTATGTCGTTGACCGTTTTGCGCGTCTCACTTTTGCAGGACACGGAACGGCGCGTGGCCAGCGGGGTTATTCTGAAGCCGTTGCTGATATACAGATGCAAAATGGCAGGCGCACTGCTGTTTGTGATCACCACTTTTGCGCCACGGTCACGCGTAGCCACCAGGCATTCCACCAGCCGAACCTGATCCGCAAACGTGAATGAGGTGCCGCTGTAGGCCGTAAACCCGGTTTCGTCCGGCAGAGGCTCATACGGCGGATCGCAAAACACTACGTCACCTTCACCCGCCTGCGCGATTACATCCTCAAACCCGGCACACATGAACGCCAATTCTTTCTGCATGCCGGTGAAGTGCGCCAGTTCATCCATCGGGAAATAGTTCGCCTCGCCCTTCTTATTCCAGCCCACGTTAAACAGGCCTTTCTGGTTATATCGGCACAGTCCGTTATAGCTGGTGCGCATTAGCGCCAGAAAAAGCGCTGCATGGCGAACAGCGTGTGCCTTGCGCCCGTTAAACTCGGTCCGAATTTCTTTATGCGCTTCACCAGACATACAGCCACGCTCCAGCTGGTAGGCCGTCTTAATTACGGCATCAGGATTGCCCTGCAGCTGATTGAACAGGTTAATCAGGTCCGGGTTAACGTCACCCAGCAGATTGCGCTTAAAACCTGCGTTGATGAAAACCGTGCCACTGCCGACGAACGGCTCAATCAGGCGATTTCCTGCGGGCAGCATTGCCAATACTTCATCCAGAACGGAGTATTTACCGCCCGCCCATTTCAGGAATGAACGGGGGTACTTGTCGTCCGAAACCTTTCGCGCCGGCGCACGCTTTTTCTTTGCCGATTGCGGCGCGGGTAGGGTAGCTGGCTGCGGTTCAGTTTCGCCATTCACCACCATGATCTGATTGGCAATGCGGTTGCCAATCCAGCGCATAACCGGCACGGGCATAGAGTTGCCGATCGCTTTATAGCGTGGACCATCAGCCGCCAGCCGGTGCGCCTCTTCTTCTGGCATGTCGGGGTGCATCAGGTGGAGGTATGCCAGTTCATCAGCGGCAAGAGTATTGCGCTTCTTATCCGGGATCAGGGTCCAGCCATCCGGGAAGCCCTGCAGACGCTCACACTCCTTTGGAGTAAGGCGGCGAACTTCGCAATGACTGACTACAGACGGGAAGCCCTGGCCGGGTTTCCCGCCACCAGCTGACAGCGCGCCCGTGATCTGGCCATCACCATTAAACAACCGGAGCTCACCACGGGTGTTTTCAGCAAACGCAGCATGTTCCACGCAACGGGCCACGCATGGTGCAGCATCACCTTTGCCGCTTTCCCCGGATTCAGCGCTAAGCGCGTGGCAAACATCAGCCATGTCACCGCGGCCGTTACGCGCTATGCGTGTCTGGAAACCATAAGCAACGGTCGGCGTGCCGCGCCCGGAGCCATCCTCTGAGGCGTCGTGACCTTCAGCGGTCAATGTGTGGCTAACCTCGCCCGTGGCGCTCTGCACAGCAAATGTCTCGACGTCAAAATCATTGCGCTGACCTTTAGCCGTTAGGCACGCGGCCACGTTGAGCGCTCCGGAGCAGTTGCCGCCGCCAAACGCAGAAATTAAATAACCGGCTGCGGCATGGGAGAAGTCAGGGCCACCGACTCCAGAGCCGTTAGCAGTAAGGGGGGCAACTGCCTGCCCCGTTTCTCTGCGCGGCGGAGAATCCCGGCGCACGCCGTCGAACTCAAGAAGTACTTCTGCGGGATCAACGTCGTTTCGAGCACTTGAGACAACGAACACACGGCGGCGGCGTTGGGCCACTCCGAAGTATTGGGCATCGAGCAGTCGCCAGGCGAGTTTGCGCTGTCGTCCGTAAACACAACCAGACTTTGGCCACTTCGCCACATGCTTACCTTCGCTTTTTTTCCAGCGCCAGCCGTGGCCGTTTTTGCCGGGTTCAGGTCGTGGACCTGGTTCGAACGCTTCATCTTCGCCAGCCATTCCGGCAAGGAAGTATCCAAATGCGTTGTCGTCGGTACTGAGACTTCCCGGCACGTTTTCCCACAGGTGGACGGCTGGTGGCTCGCCGTTTGAGACTCGTTTTTCATCAATGGCATTCGCTAAATCTACATAGGCAAGAGTGAGTTGACCGCGTGGGTCATCAAGGCTTTTACGGAGTCCGGCGATCGAGAACGCCTGGCACGGGGTACCGCCAACCATCACGGCTGGGGCAGGGATAGAGCCAGCGCGAACGCTGGCAGCAATCTTGGTCATGTCGCCCAGGTTAGTGACGTCGGGATAGCGGTGCGCCAGCACGGCCGCGGGAAACTTTTCGATCTCCGCAAACCATGCGGCTTTCCATCCCAGCCCTTCCCACGCCACGCTGGCCGCTTCTATGCCCGAACAAACGGAGCCGTAGGTGATCATCGGTGCGCCTCGCCGCCCAGCGCTTCCATCAGCTCGGAGAAGAAGGCGGAAAACTCGGACGTGAAGAGCATGAAATCAGCCAGCATGCGTGCGCGCTGATCCTCGCGGTCGATATCATCATTCTGTTGAGTGAGCATGTCAGCGTACTTAATGCTCTTGATACTCAGGTCTTCCGACACGCGGCAGAAAATGCGCTCCTGCCAGTCAAGGCTAAGCTGTGTAACCAGTTTCCCGGCCTCAATGTGCGTGCGCACCTCGTCGCTCAGTAAATCCTGCTTTTTGCAGCGGATCTTGCCGCCTTCCTCCAGTATGGCCACCAGCTCGGCCTCGTCGCCCAGCGCAAAACCGGCAGGCAGTTCTGCAGCACGCAGCCATTCAGTCAGCGTCAGTTCAATGGATTCACTGGTCATCATCGGAACAACCGGCAGGGAGCAGATGCTTTTGCGCAGCAGGGCCAGCATATTTTCAGCGGATTTAGCGCTGGCCGCGTCAACGTAGATACGGTTATTAACACTGTCTATCCAGATATAGGCCTGTGAGCGGCGGGAAAAGGCACGCGGAAGAAGCACATATAACGCTTCGTCTCTTAGACTTACTCTTTCGCTACGGCGTACTTTTCGCGCCTGTTCACGCTCTATTTTCTCAACTTTCTCGGCAACATAATCGTTGAGCGTGGGCGCTGGCATAATTTTTGTTTCATGCTGGCAACACAGCAGGTATTGACCTTTTTCAGCCAGCAGAAGGCCGTCTGAAGTTACGTTGATCCAGCCTGATTTAGCCATGTCCTGCACGGTGCAGGGAGAAAACGCCATAGCCTGCAACTGCTGCTCCAGTTCCTCCGCATCGAGCGGGATATCCCGGTTCAGGCTGTAGACCATGACGTTTTTAAAGAAGGGTGATTTCATTCAGGAATGTCTCAACTTAAAGAGTTGATACATTCTAAATAAAATTTTAGAATTTAAATATACATTACTGACTGAACTCAAACTGCGGCGCAGTAGCGCTGAACGGTCCGTCAGACTGGAACACGATTTTCCCGCCACTCTTGATAGTGAGATTCCCGCCCACATCGATCACCAGATTCCCCGGCCCCAGCAGATAGATATCTCCGCCTTCATTCATACCGATACGCGAACCGCTGGCCGTATTGGTTATCTCATACCCGCCACCAGCAGAACGGATCTCCAGCAGATTATTGCGGTGCGATACAAAATCAGCGGTCGCATTCAGAGTAGGGCGCGCAGGCGCACCGTCTACAGCTGGTGGTTCATACCCGCTACCTTGCCCGGAGGCTTCAGGCGCAACGTTTGGCACGCCACCAGGTGCTGACTGCGCCGCGCCGGTGATCAGCGGGCGACGCGTATCCGGGCGCCCGCGGCCATCGATGTACGGAAATTCCACCCATACCTGATCGCCTATAATGCCGGGAACAAACGTGTTGCCAATCGGAAGCTGATACTCCGCCCACGGCAGCGTAGCGGCATCCACGTCCGCCCATTGCGGCGTAAGGCGGATCTGCGCTCGCATCTGTCCTGCAGGGTCATTGGTGGCCGTGATAATGGCGCGTTGCTTACTCACTGGTTGGGTACTCCTAAAATCATGCGCGTGGTGTAGCCAATTCGGTCCTCATGGTGAATGACCGCAAGGGCGATAAAGTTTTTCGGCAATGTTTCGTCTACCTGGTTTTCCGGGTCATAGCGATGGATCTGCACGCCTATAACCATGCCAGCGGTAATGTCCGCGTTGCCGCTAACCTCAATATCCAGCTTGGGAATCATCACCCGCGCCATGTTAGTGAGCGTGGCTACATCGGCGTCGGAAATGTATTTGACCGGTTTGGTCTTATCGCCCACGGCAACGTAACCATCTGTCATTGAGTAGCCCACATACTGATAATCACGGCTGCTGGTGGCGGCGGCGTCCTGGTTGATGTTGCTCAGCTTGCTGATCGTGTACTCGGCCTGCGGGTTATTAGCCTCATAGACAAACGTCGCCTTTGTACCAACCAGCTTGACCATATCCTTCATGCAGAATTTACCGCGGGCGCACCAGACCAGTGCGCCATGGTCTTCTGCCATCTGGCGCAGCACGCCGGACGGCTTCTCGCCCATATTCAGGTGATAGGTCATCGCTTTGCGGAAAGCGTCAGCCTCAATCGTCATTGGACCGGCAAACTCTGTCATCACGTCGCCTGGCTGGCGATCGGCATACAGACGCACGCGGGCTGAAGGAGTTTTGAGGCGCTTTAAATCTGCTGATACGGCGATGATGCGCACTACGTCACCGCTGGCGGGCGCGGACGTCACGAAAAACGTCTCTTTGTACGCGCCGCGCTGCCCGGTCGGATCGCCCAACTCAGCCACCAGCGTAGCGCCGTGGCGTGCGCCCATTTCATCCACCAGCTTTCCTGCTGGATCGTGTACCTCAAGCACCAGCAGCGGCGCAGTCAGGGAAGTCTTCTCAATGTAGAGTGCCGACGTTACCCAGCTACGCGGCATTTCCCCGCCGTTGATGGTCACGGATTGCAGAAAGTACTGCATGGCTGTTTTTTGCTGATCAGCCATCAGTTGCCCTCCGGTGCCAGCTGGGTGTCATGACGGACGCTGCGGGCTGTGACCTCATGCGCGGTCAGCACATCCACCATGACGATCATGGACGCCTGACAGGCGTAAATGCGCTCCTGTGTGAACGGCGGCGACATATCGCTGAACATGATGGATTTAGCATCCTGAATGCTGCAGTTGATCTCAACAGGCCAGCGAACCAGCTTTTCATGTGCAATGAAGTTGGTTGCGAGGCGGGATCGGAAGTTCGCGGCCAGCGTGTTGCACATCAGCGACAGCGTATCCTTGTCGCTGGCCAGCAGCGTGATTGAGTAGTTAAGCGAGGCCTGTGTGGCTTCAATCTCCGCCAGTGGCATATTGTCCTGCGACTGGTCGGTAAAGCTGCCGTACCGGTGGCGGTCAATCTCCTGATCGTTGTTGTCGTAGGTGATATCAAACCCACGCGACAGGTTAATCAGCGGCAGGGCATCACGGTTCAGCTCCGGCATGTCCGACGCCTTCACGCTGCGGCGTCCGGCGCCCGCCTGGCGCACGGCGCGCAGAAACTCCATGACGTCATCAAATTTGCCGACGAAAACCCGATCTTCCGGTTTTCGCGCCAGGAATGAGGCGTAGCGCTGCTCATGCTGGCGCGGTTCCTCCTTTACGGCGCTGCTGAATACGTCATTCAGCGCCGTTGCTACGGCGGCATCGGCGGCGGTAAAGCCCGTACTCTCCACCTTGCCGGTACGTGTAGTCTTCCATTCGCGGGTACGAGCAAGCAGCTGTTTCATTCGATTCGTCCGTTGCTGGTGGTGTCAAAGTTGCGGGCAGGAATGCAGTAGTAAAGCGATCCGACGTTCTGCGTACCGAAGCCGTAAATGCGGTGGACGTACCACCAGCGACGCGCCAGATTGCCGCTGGCCATCTCTTCATTCCACTCAAGGATTGAGCCAACCGGCACACCTTCAGCGGCAATACGCAAAATCAGCACGTCGTCGGTCAGCCCGTCCTGTTCGCTATCGGCATCGAGCACCTGGAAGCTCTCGCGCTCGTCCGGACAATCCAGCACCGTGACAATGACCGGTTCGGCATCTTCATAGCTCAGGTGGCGCTGGTTATTGTTCAGCTCGGTAAACGACGGCTGTTCAAAACCGGTTTCGTCGTCAACCTCGCCCACATCGTGCATATCTGGCAGGTACAGCAGCGCCTGAAACGCGCTGAAATCGCTCTCTATCGCCTTAATCCAGTCACGGCGGACCATGTTGTTAAATGGGGCGTGACCTTTGTAGCGCGGCTTCAGCGCCGTGCTCTGTTCGCGTGCGGCAAGTGTCTCCGGTAGCGGGGCGCTCAGCGGGTCATAATCCTCACGGCTACCGCCGTCAGCGTCATCGGGTGGCGTGGCGGCGGACGTCGGGGCTGTGTCCAGATCGATAACCGCGTTGCTGCTGTCCGGCATATCTGCGGCGGGAGTGTGTTGCTCAGTTTCACTGCTGGTGGCCTCGTTGATCGTGGGGGGATTGTCAGCCAGAAATTCGTCGTAGCGTCCCATTACTGATTACCTGCTTTTGTCTGGTTCTTTGCGTATTCAATGAACATCTTTTCAGCCTGGGCGCGGGGTGTGCCGCTCAGCACCAAGACATCAATGAACGTCTGGCGCTGGATCTTCGCCTGGTCGGCCAGCTGCTGACGCAGAAGGGCATTTTTAGCCTTTTCGTCCACCAGCTCGGCCTGCTTCTTAGCTGCACGGGCGCGCTCAGCTGCCGTCACCTTTTTGGCGCGTGTCAGTTGGCCGCGCAGTTTGTCGATCCGCCCGTCGTCGTTATCCAGCCGCTTAGCCAGCGCACCCATGCGCTTCTGATACTTCTCATGCTCACGCTTAACGGCCGCGGCATTGGTCTGCGAACTGCGGTTACGGTTGAACTTAGCCTTGTCGGCGTCGGTGAAGTGCTCAGTGGTTTTGCGCGGATCGTCGCCATAGGCGTTGTTACCGGCGCTTTTGTGCAGTGCCTGGCCTATGCGCACCTGCCATGAGGCCGATTGCAGGCGAGTGAATGCATGAATGACGTGCTTACAGGCGACGCCTTTCAGGTTCGGGTTTTTTTCTTTCGGGTAGGCATACTCTTTTGGCGGGGCAAGGGCAAAGTTGCCAGCTGTTGCAATGTAGCGATACCAGTACTGGTGACGGCCACAATCGCAATCAAAAGAGACGCGGCCTGCGCAGAGGCGCTTAGCAACTTTGGCTGCGCTGTCTTTGGCATCGGTAACTTCCTCGATCAGCTGATCCCACTCTTCAAATCGGAATTTCACGCGGTGATGTTTATCCAGCGACACAGAGGACGCTTCCACACTCACCGTCAACACGTTGTGTTTGAGCGTGGTGGGCGTGGCGCGCTTAATGCCAGATCCATCGTCTACGCGGTTGTTGGCGCGTTTAATGTCAATCTGCTGACTACTGGCCACCAGCTGCGCATACGTGATACCTGCCTGGGAGGAATTGAATTGCTGACGTGCGCCGGCGCGGTTCGCCTCAAACCCTTTCAAATCCTCTTTCGTGTAGAACGTGCCGGACTTCTTTTTGCCCAGGGCAATGATGTCGTCCAGCGCCTTGTTCTTCAGAGTCAGCGGATTGAGCGTGCGCCGCGCTATGCGCCGGGATTTACGGCGGTCTTTATCGATCTGGTCGAATACGCGGGAGAACTCTTTGGAAGAAAGCCCCCTGGTTGAGTAGCGCCCCGATTCGGTGCGGGTAAACGGAGTATCAGCCACTGATCAGCTCCGGCTTTCCGCCAGCGAAGTCGCGTATGCGCCCGCGTATCCACGCCATATCCGGCAGGGAAAGCGTCTGGCCAGCTGGCAGCGGCTCCATTTCTGACTCTATTCCACACAACAGGCGGAATACCCAGCGCAGGTCTGCGTTTCCTTCATAGGCGCGGTATGCCGCCAGGTCAGCACGGAATATCTCGTCAAGGCGGATGGTGTAGTCGCTATTATCTTCGTGAAATGCGGCAGAGCGTTTGATCACTTCCTGGTGGAAGAGACTGCGCAGCACTACGTCACTGATGGAACGATCGTCGAGGCGGTTATAACTCACAGAATGCGTTCCTCGTCGCTGATGCGCTTTCCTGCCAGCGACTCCGGCACGTCCTCAACCGCTTTGAACTTCTCATAGCCGATGATGCGTTTAAGGGAGTCCATAACGGACGGCTTCGCCTCAGCGGTCGCTGCTGTCATGGCATTGATGTAGTCCGCTGACGCCACGTTGTTGTAGCCCACAGCAAAACAGCACAAGATGGTGAGCACCTGCTCCGGGCGAATCTCGCGCCAGTTGATCCTGTAGACCTCTTCGCCGCTGGCGTTGTATTCCACTTCAACAATGGTGTCGGGCAGTTCAAATGAACCTTTGTTCTCCACTGGCAGAGCAATATTGTCCTGCAGTAAGAGCTCGTTGTATCGCTCGATGCCGGTGATCACCGCTGCGCGTCCGTCACTTCCCCGCGTTTTGAGTGACACATGGTTGCCACCCACAGCATTTGCCACCTTGCCGGTGGCTTCATCCACCAGCACTTTAAAGCCCTGCTTACGCAGCGCTTCAACGTAGGGGGTAAGTTTGACCAGCTGCGCACGCATGCCTTTTGGCAGCTTCTGCGCTTTTGACATAACGAGCGTGTGCTCTTCGTAAATGGCAGTGATCGCCATTGGCTGGTTGGTCGAAAGACTGATTACTGCAATTTTCTGTTTCACGTCTGTACCCCTGAAAAGACGAAAGGCCGCTAATAGCGGCCTCTCTGGCTTTTAACGTTCCCAACCGCGCGTTGCAGATTAGGTAAGTTGTCAAAAATTCCATCAGGGAACCGCTAACAGCTTGGGGCGACTGTAAGCGGTTTGTACTTTACGAAGTTAGTGTCAATCACTCTTTTAGAATTTTTTTAAAAGCCAACTTCCTGCTCTTGTTGAGTCTTCTCAGCATTGATTTGGTCTACTTTACTACTCACTTTATCAAGCCAGTTGAAAAGCTCACCAACATACTGTTTTATTGCTTCTATGTATTCGTTAATCAAAGACTCAGTAATTTTTATTTCCTTCCCATCTTTATCACGACCATTTCTATGAGCCACGTGATGTCTTAAGGCCATGGCTTTATTAATTTTTTTATTTACATCGTGAGGTATATTAAGTATATGCACGTTATGCACACCTAATATTTTAGCATAGTAAGTATTTACTTTTGGTATATTGTGATACAGCATTTCCGTTAATTGATAGTGGATTTTTTCATCTATAAAATCAGTAGAATTTTTTCTTAAAACTTCATTCAGCGTGAATTTTTGAGTAGCCAGTTCATCTATTCCATTAATCGCATTTTTCCTAAAGAAATCATCGGATAGAGTGACGTTTTTTAACATATCACCCAAACAAGATTCCATGAGGGTTACTGCATAAGAGAAACGCATCTTTAGGGCTATATCTATCAGGGTAGGATCTGAAGGTACAGGAAGGCTAAGTAGTTTATCTAGCTGATACTTGAATTCATAATAAAATTCGCTGAAATCATTTTCTTTTGACCAAACTATGTCATCTTCATAGAAATAACTAGCCTCATCAATATATAACTCTTCGTCTATCTCACCTTGCTCCATTTTTTTGTCATATAGCTCAGCACACTCCGCCCATTCATCAGAATCTTCTAATACTCCTTCAGCTAAATGTGCTTCAATCCAATTTCTTTTTTGTGTTTCTTCTAAATGGTCCATTATTCGATCTTTCGTTGCACCCATTAAACTATCCTTATCCAATTATAAAGCCGCATTAGAGCAGTCTATGTAGCTACGACAATATTTAAACATTTGAGTTTTTCTTAACATTACTTTAAGTGATATCACCATAAAGGTCATCGGGATTTAGCTAATGATCTCACTCAATCGAGTGATTCCTGCCAGTACATAGGCTTTAGCCATCAATTCCCTTTCCGTGCCGTTGTGCTTACTGAACTCTGACTTACCGCCAGTAATGCCGTCTGCATGCACCGGCACCAGCCAAGGGAACTCTGCCCGGATTGCTGCCGGTGCAGCATGCTGGTGGTGATTATTGCAAAGGGGGATTTGTAGCAAGTGTGCGCCGGGTTTGGTTCTGCCCTCGATGTGATGAAGGCTGATAATCGGTGATTCCTTTCCGTGTTGTAGGCAGGCAATGCAGGGGAGTTTACCCAAAGCATCCATAACCACTCGTTCCGCTGCGGTCGGTGTGCGTCCTTTAAGGCCTCTACTGGACGCGCTGACACGTGTTTGCCGCTTCGTTGCTGCTGGTGTGGGCTTTTTCTCTTTCAGACGTTCAGAAGCGCTCACAGCGCGTTTTACTGCTTTCAGCTTTTGCTCTGCTTTCCACTCCGGGGAGTTGCGGCGCTCAATTTGCCTCGCAAGCATTCTGCTGTTGCTGGCCTGCTGCTTCTCATACTGCTGCTGCCTATATTCTGGATCTGCCAGTTTGGTTGCGTGCCGCTCGCGCTGGCGCTGTTGCGCTCTGGACTGTTTTTCCCGTGCTACCTGATAATTTGCGGTTTCCATGATTTAACCAAATCTAAAATATTTTTTAGATTGTTGATCACATCCGGTAATCAGTAAAGCACTATGAAATTGTCCACTGGTAATGGCTTATAGCTAATCTGCTCAAGGGGTTATCCACTTATCCACTGGATAGATCATATAAATCGATCCTATAGAGATCATATATAGATCAAATAAGATCACTGTTGCTACAACCCAATGATTTTAATAGCAAATAATGCATTTTGCGTTGCTGGTTTCATGGTAAATGTTGTTGGTTTCATGGTAAATGTTGCTGGATTCATGGTGAATGTTGTTGGTTTCATGGTAGGGTGTTGCTGGTTTCATGGCAGGACCCTAAATTACCCACATTGACCGAGAGAAGGCTCTTTCGATGGAAAATGACGACGAAATCAAGACGATAGGTGATGCTCTTGTATACAGCTCTGAGCAAGAAGAAAAAAGTTATACACTGACACCTACCTCTAATCGGACTGTCCAGCCGATCGCGTTGATGCGTTTGGGTGTATTTGTGCCTGCTGTTCGCAATAAGCCCCAGCGCGGTAATGCCGTTATCGATGCCTCCGCAGATTTCGGGCAGCTTGAAATCGCTAAAGCTGAGGGTTACACCAATATCATGATCAAGGGCAGCAGACTTGATATGAGCACTGATTTTAAGACATGGATTGGTGCTATCCGGGCGTTCAGCAAATATGGTGCTGATAGTAATCGCATTAAGTTACCATTTACCGAATTTGCGAAGCTATGCGGAATTGCCGTAGATGATATCAACCAGCGTTCGCGTGATCGCTTCTTCAACTCCTTTCTAAGACTGGCCTCGCTTGTTATCTCGTTTAAAAACAAAGACGGCAGCAAGGTGACAATAACGCATCTGCTTAATAGCGCTCATTTTGACACTGAGAAGGACGTGATTACTTTGGAAGGGGATTCCCGACTATGGGAGCTTTATGCCTTCGATCACAAGGTATTACTGCAGTTAAAGGCTATCCAGGCACTGCCGCGTAAAGAGTCCGCCCAGGCGCTCTACGTCTACATCGAGAGCCTGCCTACTGGATTCCTTCAAGTGTCTCTGGAGCGCCTTCGTGATCGCCTCAACCTGAACTCCACTATCAGCACACAGAACAACGTCGTCCGTAAGGCCATGAAAGAGCTGGCTGACATTGGTTACTTGTCGTTTACGGAAGTTAAGAAGAATGGCGTGGTCTATTTCCAGATTCACTCACGTAAGCCTGACCTTCTGCCTAACAAAGAATAATCATTGCTGGTTTCATGGCAGGTGTTGTTGGTTTCATGGCAGCATTGCTGGAATACCGGCGATTAATGCTGGTGACTTGTGGTTTTAGAGTGTTTTTTGCTCGAAAGCCGCTTGTTACCATGAAACCAACAATATTTACTGTGACATAGCCACCGAATTACCATGAAACCAGCAATGTCCCTAAGCACCTGACTAACTCACCATGAAACCAGCAACCGTCTTACTGCAGCGGCTATGTCAGTAATAGTATGACGCTATGGCCGTGACTGAAGCAGGGGAAGGAGTATTGATGCCTCATGGTAAATGTTGCTGGTTTCATGGTTGGCGTTGCTGGTTTCATGATAAGCCCACCAACTGTGGCAGGTATTGAGCTTCATTCGAGGGGATAGGGGCTGTTTACCATGAATAGAGCAACGCCATAACAGGGTTTTTTGGCAACAATGATTTAAGCAATATTAGCCATGAAACCAGCAATAAGCTGGCTTAATTATTCTGATAAAAATAGAGAGCTACTCCCAACAAAAAAGCCTCCGAAAAGACTTTTTTGTTAGCCGAGAAGAGCAAAAGCGCAGAAGCGACTATCTTGACTTAAAGGGATATCCAAACGGCTGTAATCCAGGCCAAGCTCTACCAGATAGAGAAGGATGATCTGACGGATGCTCATCGTCTACCGCATGGATATTTATAGGCTCAATACGGCTCGTCTCAGGATTCTGCACATTCAGCGTCAAGCTGATTTTTGTGAGGTCAGCACCTTTAGCAATAGCCAGAGTTAGCTGATGTTCCAACTGTGATACAAGCGAATCTTTGGCTGCCATGTTCTCAGTATTGGATGTTGGAACATACGCTGCGGCCATGCGTTCGGCTAGAGTTGGCACGTTTAAAATCTGCCACAGCTTATCAGTTCTCTTTGATCCATATGGTATACCTAGCATGCCGGGCAAATGTGCTTGAACACCTCGTAACACTTGAGCTTGACGACGTAGGTCGTCTATATTCAAAAACTGTGTAGTGAAATGATATTCTTCTTTCGAGGTTGCACCTTCTTCATCCTCTTCGCCTCGTTCGCTGCTCGTTAGGATGGAATACAAAGTTTGTGTGCTTAAAGCGTCAGTGTCGGTAATTAGTAAATCTTCCGGACTGATAGTTTTCATCGTGCCAATAGGTATACCGTTAAGATCACTTCCTGATGCAGCATTTAGGGACGCTTCTTCTTTAGAATCAGGTTTAGTAGCCGCATTGATCACTACAGCCATCTCGTCCATAGAGCGCTCTGCAGCTCTTTTTACGATATCTTGCGCCTGCGGCGATGCCTCTGGGCCAAACAGGTCCAGAAGCGAATACTCATCAGGTGCAAAGGCTTCAGATTCAAATGACATATAAACTCCTATAACTGGCTATTAATTATACGCCTATATGTGCCAAGTCATCAATGCAAGTGTAAGGGCAATGATGGGAGTCAGCCCAGGTATCTTTTGTCACGTTTCGAATTGTCTCAATGCTGAAGCCCGTAGGATTGGCTGGTTCTCTATAACGACGGAAAACGTTCAATGTGAATTGACCATCATACTTTTCAAGAACATGCTTTATAACTTTCCTGCCGTTGATAAAGTTATTCTTCAGCACAGCAAGTGGGACAACGCGTGATCTCTGCTGCGCGTATACCCAAGCAATTGCCGGATCTAGGTATACATAATTTAGGATTAATGTGTAACCAGCTGCGATAGCAGCATCAAAGTTACTATCAGCGATACCTTTACTAGCAAACGTTGAGTCCATGATTATCTGATAGCGATTATCAAGAGCGCGAGCGTAAATGGCATTAACCATACTGGATGCAGGCTTTTGAAAGCAAACAGAATTTGCTTCGTTGTAATAGGGGAACCACCAGCGGAAATCATCGGCGTCAATACGGACAAAGTTCGTCTGCTTACCACCGAGGATGACATTATTTATTAATTCAGTCTTTCCGGATGCAGGTGAGCCAGCCATAAAAACTATCCCGCGTGCGCCCTCATTGATAGGCTTTTTTTCTTTAGTCAGATGGCTATATAAAACATCTTCTACAGCGTCTTTTACCTGTAGCCCCAGAGGCTCAAGCAAAGTTTTATCCATAAAATCCATGATTTCATCCTGACTGTGTGAATAGCTTAATATCGGCAAAAGTAGATATTTGTTCAAGTCGCTCGATTGAGAATAAAAAAAACCGCCCGAAGGCGGCTTCATATCAGTTGCTATGGATGACTGTCACCGGCACGTGGATGTAGGTAATGATGTTCATACCTTCACCTCCGTTTGGGTGCAGTAATGCCACCAGCAACGACACAACGTAAAATGCTTTACGTGTCATTGTTTAGGCCTTACAGGTTCTGACCAGTGGCGTTCGGTGCGCCCCGCAAGACATAAAACGCATGCTTGTGTTCGGTCGAAGTTAATCGGGCAAGTAAGGTACCGAATCGGCTGAGAATCCACCTCACTGCTTCGTCTCTACTAAGGATGCCACAACCACACAGGTGGTTTCATTGCCTTTCTTCCCATGCGTGAATAATTTGCCGAAAAAAGTATCATTCTGATGTTTTTGGCTTTTCCTACAGCACAACTTTCCTGAAAGAGTTTTTTCAAAAGTCGGGTTGCAAAGGAGGTCATGGGACGTATACTGGCGTTGAAAACGCATGCTTGTGTTTGCTGTTTTTAGCAAATCAGCAGTGGTGAAAATTGCCTGAGAACAATTTTCGCCTTCTGGAGAAATGCCTGAGAACATTTTTCTGGATTCAATAAAGCCGCCTACGGGCGGTTTTTTTGTATCTATAACAAGCATATCGCAACCACGCTTCCCGTTCATAGCCCTTGAAGGCAGAGCAATATTACTTTGGAAGCTACTACTCAAAATCTCATCCACCAGACGTTTTCGCGCCTGAGTCATATCGTAGGTTCAACACGCCACACGCCTCAAACACTATCGCTTCTATTGTGAGTGTTAATACACAAAGCAAAGCAACCTTCTGACGCATTCTACCACGCTGGCTTGCGTGACTCACAATTTTGAGATGCACGCTTACAGCAAGAATATGTTGGCAATTTCTACATCTTACCTGTGTTTTTTTACAGCTTTCAACTCCATGCAATGAATAGCCTCGCACACCGTGCATGCCCTTCATACCGTGGCTTAGCCAGAATCATAGATGTAAAGATTCCCGCTTAACAAGCACACCCTGGTAAGGGTTGTATGATTTGTATTTGCGCAACAACTGTAAAGCCAGCAACGCTGGGCCTTGTAGCCCGAAAAAATTTTTTGTAAATGTCACTGGCCAGAAAAAGGGCTTAAAAAGCCCCTAATGATTAGCCTTGAGGAAGGTAGCGCAAGCTATGAGAGCATGACTTGCGCAGGCAAAGATAAAATGCGGGATGATGGCGGGTTCTTAGATATTGTGCTTCAGCAGAGCGAAGAGCATTGGCCTGCTATCAATGGTGTTTCCCTTCAGGTCTTTACATACCCAATTCTTTTTCAAGAACGTGATATAGCAATCTGTACGGTTTATGCGTAAGGGTTCGGTTCTACCCGCTTCTACAAAGCCTTTTGCCTTCCAAATGCCGCGCATCTTATCCAATTCGATCTGCTTCAAACCTAATTTCATAGTGGTGAAATTAATAAAATTTTAGAATGTACTTATTCTTATATGAAATCGCCCACTGGTCAATTCCATACTTCTAATCTTATACTGTATTTTTGTACAGTAATAGGGAGGGGCTATGATGCGATTAGAAGTGATAGCAATACCGGACGAAGCCGCGCCACGACAGGCTTTTAAACAATTTCTCGAAACGGTTGCAGCAGGCTTCCCGTCTCCGGCCATTGGATATGAAGACACACCCCTGGACCTAAATGATTATTGTGTCCGGGCCAAAACGGCGACTTATTTCGTGCGATGTGAGGGTGAGTCGATGATAGGGGCCGGTATTTTTGACGGTGATTTGCTGGTGGTGGATAAATCGAAGGCAGCGGCAGACGGGCAGATCGTAATTGCCTCAGTAGACGGAGAATTTACGGTAAAAAAGCTGCAGCTTAGGCCGGTGCCGATGCTGCTGGCCATGAACCCGCGCTATAAGCCGATCCCTATCGAGCCTGATTTACTGGAAATTTGGGGGGTGGTTACTTATGTGATCCACCGTACTGACAATGTTCCTGCACAGTGACGTTAACGCCTTCTACGTTTCGGCGGAGCTGGCATTTAGGCCGGACCTTTACGGGCGTCCTGTCGTCGTGGCGACGAACAACGATGGCTGTATTGCGGCACTGAACCGCGAGGCTAATTACGTGGGCCTGAAGCGGGGCGATCCACTGTTTAAAATTCGAGACACCATCCGGCGCTATAATGTGGTGGTATTCAGCAGCAACTACACGCTGTACGACTCATTCAGTAAGCGTTTCCATACGATTGTGGGTGAGTATGTCCCTAACCTGGAAGCGTACTCAATTGACGAGGTGTTTGGCTCACTGGACGGCATGGAGAAGCTGGTGGACTTCCAGACATTCGGGGAAGAGATCAGGCGCACCGTCATCCAGCACACCACGATGAAGTGTGGCATAGGGATAGCGGAGACCAAGACGCTCTGTAAGGTTGCCACGCACGCGGCAAAGACCTGGCCTAAAACAGGCGGCGTAGTGGTGCTGACCGATCCGGTGCGGCGCGATAAGCTGCTGTCGCTGCTGGACGTCTCAGAGACGTGGGGTGTCGGCAGAAAGATTGGTGCCAGGCTGCAACTGATGAACATCAAGACGATGCTCGACCTTGCCCGTGCCGACACAACCATGATCCGTAAAAACTTCAACGTGATGCTGGAGCGCACCGTCCGGGAGCTGCGCGGTGAGCGTTGTTTCGAGCTCGAAGAGAACCCGCCCACCAAACAGCAGATTGTCGTAAGCCGTTCATTCGGCAAACGGCTCACCAGCCTGGATGAAGTGAGCAACGCTGTTTGCTTCTTTGCCACCAGCGCCGGTGAAAAGCTGCGGCGTGAAAAGCAGTATTGCCGGAACATAACGGTATTCATCCAGACCAGCAAACATGACTCGCGTCACCCGTATTACTCACGCGGGGCCAGCCACTCGTTTACCACGGCCACACAGGACACGCGTGATCTGATTGATGCCGCCGTGCGCGGCCTCAGAGCTATCTGGCGCAATGGCTACGAGTATGCAAAGGCTGGCGTGATGTTGGGGGAGTTCTGCGGCTCGGAGCAGCAGCTGAACCTGTTTGACGAGGCTCCGCCGCGTCCAGGCAGCGATAAACTGATGGAGTTGATGGATAAGCTGAACAGCTACCAGCGCGGCACGCTATTTATCGCCGGTCAGGGCGTTAATCCGGCCTATCAGATGAAGCGGGAAATGTTATCTCCGCGCTATCTGACGCGTTGGGAAGAGCTACCTATTGTCAAAATGAAGTGAGTGAACGCTGGTGGTGAACGATAAACATCTAAAATGAACGAAATTTAGATACTGGCTATAATTAAAGCTTAGAAAGCTCTTCAATCAATTGTGGGTTCTTTGACATGAATGTTATATATGATTTTCCCATTGACGTGAGTTTGAAAAAATTATCTTCTTCATAAATAAGCCCATTACTAACTGGATACGCAATATATGTTATCCAATCCCAGTCAGCAAAAGCTTTGGCATTTTCATTTTTTATTTTATCGAAATGAGTAATTATATCTTCCTTGCTAATGCAACCACCAATAATTTTTATTTTAAAGAATAAATCATATTGTGAGCGGAATAAAACTTTGTTTACATCAAGGTATTTTATAGTGCTTTGATAAAGCGATACTTCACGTGACAAGATATCGATTTTTTCTTTATTATCAATATTCAGTGAAAGTGCGTGCTTTAATATTGATTGATATAATTCCTCACTGTATTCAGTTTTAAATCTATCATGTCTTTCTTTTATGGCTTCAGCGCTTAGATTTTCCGATAAGTACGCTGAGTTGGCGCTAGACATTTCTAATACTTTAGCCGACTCTTGTGCCGTTATAAACTTGGCCGATAAGCCAGTTATCGTAGCGGATATCTCTGAAACCGTATTTTTTGTAAAAAAAGAACGAATTACATCAAAGATTCTAATTCGAAAGCTGAGTCCAATGAAAAGAGCAACAACAGGCCAAGCAATATTTTTCACAAGTTCAACGATCAGGTTTGGTGACCATTCACACACTGAAATCCCCATTGGTACTCCTGTTAAAATTTTTATCAAAAGCAATGCGCACGTTCAAAGTCGATTCTTTCGTTGCTTCACTTTTGGGGAAGCAGTTTTACATCTGAAAGTTTTGTATGCATGTTGTTGATTCTAAGCTAATTAATAAAAAATAATTTTCAACAGAGCACTACCTGCTATGAATGAAAGCAGGCAGTTAATGAATGAAAATTAAAAATCTATGGCTAAAATTAAATTAATTTAATCCACCTCTAATTATGATGAGGTGCAAAACGAAATTAATTTAAATACTGGCATATATGAACCTAGCTCCTTAATCTAGCTGAAACAACTTTTTGATAAGAAGATATTGCTTCATCTACAATGGCTAATGGATAGAGGCTTTTAATAGGTGAGCCAGATGGGCATGGCACTTTTTCTGAACCATGTTCACTACGCAACTTTTCGCACCATAACCAAATTTCATATTCTGAAAGATCTTGAAGTTTTAGTTCGATCAATCGATCAGTAACATTACTAAAATTGGATAAATCGCGAAGGCTTGATAAAGAATTAACCTTTGCTTCAACTTCATTAACTCTACTTTCCAGTGCTTCACGCTTTTCAATTTCCATAACTAAAGCTTGAACTGTTTGTTGTAGCGAGTTTGCGAAGGCACTAAGTTCTGATCGTTCTTTTCTAATAGGTGCTGGATAAATACCAAACTCACGGATTGCTGGCAAAACACTATGGAAAAGCCAACGTTGAAATTTTTTACCAGCAGGTGTCGTATCTTGTGCGAGAACACGATAAAGACCAGGTTCTGTAAGAAAAACTTCAGAAGTTTTATTTCCATCAATAACTAAAGGGATATTCTTAAGCTCATCAGAATCTAATGTTTTAATCACAGCTTGGAGGACTACAGCCATGTTGGCTGTGCTTTTTCCCTCTATTTTGCGATTTTCAGCAGCAAGAGTTCTAAGCACGTCTGATAAAGAAACTAAAAGCCCTTCTTGATCGTTCATGCTTCGAATGTAACTTTCGCCGCACTCGCCCTCATAGCAAAGCTGCAATAGATTTTTGTTCATACATTCCCCTTATATTTTTTACAATTATACATTGGGTTTACATGTTGTCATTGATATCTTTCTTGATTTATTTCTAGGGGGATTGCACTCTTTTAACTAAAACAGACGTAGCCGATGCACTGAACACCATGCCAAGCTACGATCCTAATTAGGAATAGGAGACCATATGCGAAGCGTGTCAGCTGGTTACGAGCATGGCTTACCAGTATCACTGATGAAGTGCGATCATCTGGTGCGCAACCAGCAACACAAAAGTAATATCAGGCGTGAGCAGCGCGGCGACGTTCGATCAGTCTGGTGGCGATAGACTCGACTTCCGCAAAGTCTTTTGAAGCACTGGCTCTTAGTGCCAGATTCCACTTGCTGAGGGTACGGGCGTTAACAGCCAGTTCACTGCCTGCTTTGAGTCGTCCATTTTCTGCCAGCCATTCAGCAACGTCAGCCCAATCCCAAAGCGGCGACTGACCTTTGATGCGCTGGATAGGGCAAGGGAAATCACCGTTACCGCGCTTGCCGTCTTTCAGCATAGCGATGGCCTGGCGGGACATTTCCGTGATATCTGCAATGTCACTTAACCCGACTAATGCAGAATCTACAGACGCTACTGTAGCGCCGATACCGGCAGACTCCACGTTATCAATTGCTGATGCAATAGCGTCGTCCAGTGAGTCAGCTTCACGGTCAAATTCTAAGTAAACAGAGTGACCATATGCGCAAATCAACGCATCGTCACAGCCGCTTTCGAACAGCGCATCTTCCAGTCCTTCGGTCTCATACGTTACGCCTGAGAGTGTCAGAGTGAAGTTATAAAGCGCCATAGTACCTCTTCGTTTTTATATGGTTTTACGATGTTTTATGACTCGGTAAGAAGTGGCGTTAACCACTCCTTACCGGGCAAAATCAAGGGCAGTGACCTACCTTCCGCTTGATTTGCTTGGCGTGGTTCTCCGGACTTCGTGGAGTAGACCACACACTCATATGATGATCTCGGTGCTCATCTTCTGGATTACCACAACGCAGCTTGCAAAAGCAGTGGGCTGAATCGCCCGGTGGAACCCAAACCCAGCCATGCTCTAACGCATAATCAATGGCTGCTTGAATATGCTTGTTCGGATGTTTCTTCATTCGCCTCCGAGTAATACTATTCTATTCTCTGTGTTGACAATCGTCAACGCTGAATGAAATTCATCCGTTGATGCCCGCACCCCTAACTACTTGGTCAGGTACTGTCTACGGCCAGCCCGGACTAAAGATAAGATAATCTATTTTGCTTGTATTGACAAACAAAATCACTAACTGTATATTGCACTTCATGGCGCTGCTTTAGCGTCACCGCCCTGGCGGCTCCAGGCACTAAGGAATAATTTCATGTCTATCTCTTCAATGACCGCTACCGCTGCTATCCAGCACATGTCTTACACCCTCACTGGCCTGATCGAGCAGAGCAATAAGCCTGGTTTTGTCTCAGCTGAAGCCTATGCGGATATCAAAACCAATTACGAGCTGATTGCCACCAGTTGCACCGACCTGGCGACCGTTGTCTGGCTGCGTAACCACCTCTGCTTTGGCTACATTGGCGATGAATGCACCTTTGAAGAGATCAACCTGGGCTACCTTGACCACTTCAACTTCATCCTTAAATCAGGCTGGCGTCCAGGCACCGCACCAGCGCACAAGGTGACGCTTAACAACATGTTTGAGCTGGACTGGTGGGAACCTCAACAGATCGCGGTGACAGCGCACACTGCTGATACCGTTACCGGCACAGCCACCATGACAGATACCGAAGGCGAATATCAGATAGCCTTTGAATGGCAGATGCAGATGGGGGAAAAGGCAGAGCAATATAACCTGCCATTCATGGTAAACATTACGACAGCGCGGTTTACGCTGCCATATGAGTTCTCACTGTATGAGTGCGATGGAAGCCCGCTCGATGCACTGGAAGCCATTCAGGAAATGGATTGCGCCCTGGGATTTTGCATCGAGTTTTTCACCGATGTTTACAACAAATATGCCCCGGCAGAAGGGGCAGTTAACCGAGGCTAATTATGACCGATAAAGCACGCGATCCACGGGCTTTAAACTCAGTTAAACGAGCCGCCCCCGCGACGGCTCAGATTCAGATGCGTGTTGTTCCTGAAGTTAAAAACCGCTATGTCGTGCAGGCACGGCGGGAAGGGATGAAGCTGTCAGAGTGGATTCAGCATCACCTTGATGCGGTTTGCCAGTCGGCAGGTGACGCAAAGCTACAGGACAAGAACACCAGTGATTAAACAGGAAATCAGGGCGCTGTTTTTGGCGCACGGCTTCAAAATGCAGCAGCAGCCTGATGGAAGTACAGATTTAGATCCCGCTTGCTACAGCATCGCTCAGGCGCTTGCAGAGCGATTCAGTGATATTTACGGGCAACCGGCAGGAATTGTTGAGATCGCCGCTGCTGGTGGCGCAGAGGCACGCAAAATGCCGCGGTTTCACGATAAGGCTGCGAGTATTGAGTTTCCGACCTACATCATTCGCCAGCCATCGCAAACCCCCGCGCTGGCCACCAGCAATAAGCAGGCATCCGGGCGCTGATGGACGACCGGCTAAGACAATATGGCTGGCACTCATTTGAGAACTGGCCGGAGAGTGAAGTACACGACTATCTCACCACTAAATGCGGCATAATCCATGCCCGCCAGTTACCGGACGGAAGCTGGGCTGGTCTTATGCAGCTGCTGTACACGCTAAGTGTCTGTATGGGTATCAGCCCTACAGACTCTTATCAGTATCGCTGGTGTTTTGAAGATCCGGCTGAGGCAGTTCACCTGTATAAAACCGCCGTGGAGTTTGACGAGATACCGGATCGCCGGGATTCACTGGTGGGGCATCGGCACAGCACCGGCACTCCGCTTTACGTAGAGTTTGATCAGCTGGGCCTGCCAAAATGGCGTTAAGACTTCTCATAGACTGACCACCAGCTATCCGGCTGGTGGCCGGTTATCAATTTAAGCAATTCAGAACGACAGAAAATGGAAATCAGGATTAAATGCCCGCACTGCGGATCGGGAAGCGTTAAGAGCAGCAGGGCGGTCTATGAGCAGGGAACCTTAAACACGCACAGCGTCAGCCACACAGGATGGATATCGAATCGCGGATCGGGTGGCAACAGGCGGCAGGGCAAATCAACGCGCCAGTCGGTTGCTGCTTCACGCAATGCGCCAGCTGGCCGCAAGCTTGAGTGGCTTACATTCGTCGCCTCATTTGTGCTGTCTAGCTGGCTGATACTCGATATACCGGCAACTACAGTTACTGGATCGGTAATAGCAGGCGTAATCATTGCATTGCTGATAACCGCGCTGGTGGCGCACCTCAACCGGCACAACCGGCGCAGAGCACGGGAGAATTACCACAGGCAATGGTATTGCATTAAGTGTGGTAATAATTTCATTCACTGAGAATGGTAGTTAGTTTTCTTTAAAAATGAAGGCAATTAAGAAGGGGAGTATTGTGCTTTATAAATACATAGGAAATAAAGACCCTGTTAAGACAGTTGATTATCTTAAGCGGTTTGTAAAAGATGGTACGATTAAAGCTACTATTCCAATTGAGTTTAATGATCCCGCTGAATTTAAAGTTAAGTTTGAGTTTGATGCTACTGAACAGGAGAAAGCAAACAGATTTTGTCAACTCTGGCCTAATCATATTGAAGAATGTGATGATTGGGTAAGAAATAGAACCGCGCACGCTGAGTCCTATGATTCCTTGCTGTTACGTGCAGGGCTTCTGCGTAAAGCCGGGGTTATATGCCTAACTCTAAATCCATCTGATTTCTTGATGTGGTCACATTATGCTCATTCTCACACTGGTTTTTGTATTGGATTTCATGCGACATTGTTAAATGATTTGGTTTCAAGAGATTGTGTTGGTTATGACTATGTTATATATACAAAAGAACCGGCAACGGTGAATTTCTATAAAGCGAGTGAAGAAGAAATTGGGCGAGCTATATTTTCGCACAAAAGCCCTGTGTGGGAATATGAAAAGGAGTATCGCTTAATATTCGAAAATTCTGGCGTCAGGAAATTCGACACTTCATCAATAAAAGAGGTTGTAATTGGTTGTCGAGCAAGTAAAGAATTAAGAGATTATGCCAGAGGTTTAGTTGGAACAGGGATTCGTATCTTTGAAATGAGAGAATCACAACATGATTATGAGCAAGTAAAAATAGAATTGCTGGAAGATGGACGCGAGGTGCCCGTTGTCATAACAAGCGCCTTATGATTATTATCAGTTGTAGGAAAGTAAATGTTTTTGAGTTGTAGTCATGATAAAGCTGGTGGCCCTAACTTCGCCAGCACATTAGGAAATCCATAAAATAAAACCCGCATTGAGCGGGCTTTATTTTGTGTGCTTAACGCTTTATGAAATCATCAAACCGGGCCTGATTAACCACTAGCCAGGCGGGCATGTATTCACGCGTAATTGGCCGGATAACCATCTTCCGCGGCCGGTTCCAGATATCAATATTCTGCTCAACACAGCGACGGATGTGATCCGGATTGTTGAACTCCGGAAGATTGTTCTCTGTGTGAGATATGGTCTCCATCTTCTCGCTGATCCGGGTGTCTGTCATTACCCATGAAAAGTGCCAGCCAGCGTCTTCAACTATCTTGGTGCGCATCTTCAGCAGCTTCCAGCGCCACCAGCTATCCCTGATTGGCGTACCTCTGCGCTTAACGTTACGCAGCAGCTCTGGCTGGCCGTAGAAGAAGCCTTTCAGGTTTTTCATAGTGGTCATCTTTGGAAGTCGGCAAAGACGCGCAGAACCATCGTCATTAAGCACCTGGACGTTGAACTTATAGTTATAGAAATTCAGGTAAAGCGTAGTGCAGAGGTGACGTGGGCTGTACTGCTTCAGGGCTTCCGGGCGTGGGATTTCATCAACGTCCGATACCATGATGATATCGTCGTCCTGGGCGAAATTTAAGCCACGCATAATGGAGTTACGCGCTATCGTTTCGTTTTCCCACGGGTCTGACTCACCGGCTTTTACTACTGAACTGCCGGAAACGAACTCATTCTGATAAATGGTCGGTATCGAGTCATTAACGACGTAGATAATCTTGTCACGAAACGCCGCAAACTTTTCGATATCAAAGTTGAGTTTATCGCGGAGTTTGCCGGTAAAGGTGTAGAGGGATTCTACGATCACGAACCGATCAACATGCTCATAAAGCGTATTGAGGCGGAGCTCTAAAAGCATGTCTTCATCGTAGTACAGGAAACAGTCGTAAATCATTGGCGGGAAAACCTTTCTGGCATCATTTTTAAAAGCTATATGGCTGAATTGTACCGTATGCTTAAGCCAGTTTTTACAATTTCCTTACGATTTCCGTAAGTGCCATAAAAAAGCCTGCCATGACAGGCTTAACATAAACTCAGAATGACATTAATGGCCTGACATCGTGACAGGTAAGTCGCCATTAATATTGATTGGGAATGGCATACTTCCACCAGTCAGTGATTCCAGGAATCGCCCTGCAGTAGTGAGCTGTTCCGCTGCTTTTGTACGATGGGTACTGGCGTTAAAATCGTAAGTGTCCTGGAATCCCCGAACATTAGCATTAAGCGTCCAGGTTCCATCCGCTGCACGATTCAATGTTCCTTCAATTTTCAGCGTAATATTCCCCAGGTACAGGTTAGCCGCTACACTGTCGTTTCCAGTGTTATATGCAAATTGATGGGTGAAGTTATAAACGCCGGGAGCACTCATACTGGCTAACTGGTCCTGGAAGCCATTAATACCCGCAGGCTGGAGATTGAGGCCAATCTTGTTGATATCGACATTCATCGGGCGTCCATTTCCCCAGAGGAAATTAGCCATAGCGGAGAATGGACTCCACATGCTGCCACTCAGCTGATCGCCCATATCGCTAATTTGATAGGATTTTCTCACTTGCGGTGTTGATAGCCAGTCCATAACTCCGGCTGGATTATTATTGGCAAGACACTGATCGAAGTAGATGCTCTGGCGGAAGTTGTTCAGCACGACATCTGCATTTTTTTCATTCGAATAGCGTTCAATAATGTCGCAAGTGCCGTCAAAACCTCCGCCATTAATGATACTCGTAGCTTGCATTGCCATAGCCTGACCGGGAGGAACGCCCGTTGCGCCACCTGGGTTATAAGAGCCGAATGCTCCACCAGCTCCCGCATCGCCTGTTCCCACAGGTGCTGTTACGACCATAGTGCCTTCACTCATAACCTTCTCCTTAATAAAAAATGATGTTGATTTGCTCGCACAACAGACTGACCCCCTATAGTTAGCCGTCAGAATTAAGGGGTGCAGTCCGTTTAAAAGATTGTTTATTACTGGCCGGAGAAAGAACTATTTAAGTCGCCATTGATATTGATTGGGTAATTAACACCCTGGAAGTGTTGACCAAGGAAGTTGCCAATCGTCGTCATATCTTCATTAGTCTTAGTGCGGTGAGTGGATGCATTGAAGTCATAGTTATCCTGATAACCGCGAACAACGCCGTTGAATGTCCACTGTCCAGAAGCATCACGATTCAACGTACCTTCCATCTGAAGCGTGATGTTGCCGAGGTAGTAATTAGAAACCAGGCTATCGATGCCTGTGTCATAAGCAAACTTTAGGCTGAAGTTGTAACTGCCTGGTGCGCTCATAGCCATTAACTGATCATTAAATCCAGCGATTTTCTGCGGTGCGAGCTGAAGACCAATTTTGTTGATATCAACATTCATTGGACGACCGTTACCCCAAAAGAAATTAGCCAGGGCAGAAACAACACTGTAAGGGCCACCGCTTAACTGATCGCTCATGTTGTTAAGCTGCCAGTTTTTAAATGAATCTCGATGTTCAAACATATCGGTCATACCACGGCTATTGTTTGAAGAAACACAATTATCGAGATACACACAGTTTTTAAACCAACCTAAAAGATCATCCAGGTTGTTTTTATTAACTGCATCAACTCCCTCAGCACTGTTGAATGTCTGGCCTGCGAAGATTTGTTGCATGAGCATTGCTTGTGCTTGACCGACCGGCACCCCTGTTGCTCCGCCTGGGTTATAACTACCATATCCAGTAGGTGCTGAATTTCCGAAGCTGACCGGAGGTGCTGTTACAACCATAGTGCCTTCACTCATATGTATCTCCTTATGTTTATCATTGTGTTAACGCGGTATAGAGGATAACAATTCAGACTTAATACCGGCCAGAAACATATGGTTTTTTATACAGTATTAATTAGCATATTTAACTGCTTGCAAAGCGAGGCGACAAGCTTTGATAATTCTAAAAATAATTTAATCATTAAATACAGTTGGTTATAGCAGTGCTTTTGTCTGCAATTGATAACGATTGCTATTTGTATATAATGTTGCCTAATGAATATCCGTGAGCGAGGGCGTTATGGCAGGAAGAGCAGCAAAAGTGATCGCTTTGGTATTAGCTGGTGGCGTTATATTGGCCCTGGGTGGCGTCGGTACGCTGGTTTATCTCAGAACTGGCGCTCAGTATTACAGCGTTTCAAATCTGGAAGAGTGTGAAAAATACACAAATGACCAGGCAAAAGAAGCCGTACTAAGCGCACGACTCAAACAGCCCAATGCTTGGAAAAACTGGAGTGAAGCCTCTGAAGTCGCCAATAAAAATGGCATAAGATTCGTTGATAGCGAAATCCAAGGTCCGGATAAGATCTGGCTGGTTCCGTTCTACGAAGCAAAAGCGCCTGATAAAAAGCAGTTCGGTATGCTGGATTGTGGAACATTAACAGTCGAGTTTGCGTCAGAATAATGCGCTTTCGTCCCAAATCACAAACCCCTTACCCTGGCCGTCACGTTTACTAAGAGGCCACCAGCATGACTACCCAAACCGACTCAAACACCACTACCGCTGATGCGGCCGCACCCACGACAACTGCGAACGCCGGGGAATTGATCGTTTTCGCCGGCGCGACATTTTCCCTGCCGATTATCCCGGCGCCACTGGTGGTCACATTCAACGGTTCGGACGGTACGCGGGCGCAGCTTACAGTGAATAAGGGCAAGGTGACGTTTGAGGGCGATCCGGACGCAGCAGCAGAAATGTTTATCGAAGTGATGACACGAAAGCATGCGCAGCAATGGGGCGCACTGCAGGCGCAACTGGAGAAGGCAGAAGCCCAGCTGGCGGCATACTCACATCATAACGGCCTGATGATGCTTTCATAGCGGCTGGTGGACGCAGAGAAGGAGTGCGACGCATTGCGCCGGGAAGTTAACCGGCTGCGGGGATAAATTAACCGTAGTGTGGACATGTTATAACAGTTCACTGTAATCAGCTGTTTTCAAGCCGTATGGATCGACTCTTTGCGGCTGAAAAACACCCTCTAAAAAAAAGGGGGTAAAATTTGTAATAAATATTGCACCCCATCCGGACTTTTGATACCTTATTCACTGAGAGCTTGTGTAGCTGCCATTCTGGCTGGCTGACAATGTTAAGGAGATGGCAAACAGTCCGCTCTCACTGGGTTGCCAACACTGGAGTAAAAAAGATGACGACGATTTCTCAGAAGTCGGCCCGCGAAATGCTCGGAACACCTGAGCAGTTTAGAGGCGGAGTCTTTGTGACAAAAAATGGTGCAGCTGAACTGTTTATCCAGACCGCCGCAGAACGTGAAGCGGAACTGGTAGAACGCGAACAGCAGCAGCAGGTAAACGCGATGCTGAAACTGGTTAGCCTGTCTCAGCGTGATTATGAACAAGGTCGCTTTAGCTCAGCCCGAGACCTACTGGCGCGGAGGCGTGCGGAGCAAATAAAATAGAATAGGAGTTATAAATGGCAAAAGCTTTCACAACTTATACAACTGAACTTACCCTTGATATTATCTGGGCTTACAAAGAAAAACGGATGTCAAAATCCGAGGCGCAGGCTTTTGCCAATGACCTTCTTGAACAAGCTATCGAAGCTATTGAAGAAAATCCCCTCCAATACCGTGAAGACATTGACGCATTAGAGCGTGGTGTGCGCTTGCGTCGCTGGTTGAATCCAACCGGTGAATACATTTGTCTTTACCGCTACAACGAAGCCACTGACGAGGCGATACTGGATATTTTCGCCAGCACGCGTCAGGACTGGCAATCACTTCTCTATCTCGTCCAGATTTCCCATCCATAGGATGTAAAACCACCAGTAAATAACGTGCCTCCTGAAAACCGGATACCCGGTGATAAGGGGGGTTGAATACGTTATTGCAGGATAATGTAACTGCTGCCAAAAAAGCCCTGCTAAGGGGCTTGGTAGCTGTAATGACCATGCGATGTAACGTTACTTTATACGTGGGATATCTTTCAGACGTGTTGTGTAACGGGGCGACAGCATTTCCCTTTTCATCTGCCATGCGCTGTCCCGCTCTCCCTGGCCCGCGAAAAACACTTTTCCTCGCCCAGAACGATTGATGCCGTCCAGTGCTGCCATTAGCGCGTCAGCGTTTGCACGCGGCTGCTGCTCACTAAACATGTCAAACTGCGCCACTCCAGACTGGTAAAAATCCCCCAGCATTACGCCTGCTTTTGCATACCGGTAGCCGTCGCGCCAGATGGTGCTCAGCCCGCGCAAGGCTGATTCGATAATGTCCCGCGTGTCGCTGGTAGGATAGTCGCAGATACACGATGCAGTATTCGAATACTGTGGCTCATCCGCGTGCCTGGCGGTGGAAACTGACACGCTGATATGACGACAACGCGAGTTTTGTTCTCTTAGCTTTTCTGCTGCACGGGTGGCATACAGCACTATGGCCTGCTTCATGTCCTCCAGCTCTGTGATCCTCTCCCCAAATGACCGCGAGTTTAAAATGTTCTGCTTTGGCGGCGGGGCGTCTTCCAGGGCAATGCAGGACTCACCATTGAGTTCGCGGGTGGTGCGCTCAACGATGACGTCAAAGTTTTTCCGGATCAAGCTGATATTGCTGTCAGCCAGCTGTAGAGCCGTGGTGATACCCAGTTGTTGCATACGCTTGGTAATACGCGGACCGATACCCCATATATCGCCGACGTCGGTCAGGTGAAGTAGCTTTCGCTGCCGTGTGCGGCTGGAAAGGTCTACCACACCCCTTGTCTGCGTCCACTTCTTCGCAGCATGGTTAGCCAGCTTGGCCAGTGTCTTCGTTGGGCCAAATCCCACGCCAATTATCAGCCCGGTTTCACGCCGGACTCGCTCACGCATCTGGTGTCCGAATGTCTCAAGCGGGATCAGATTGCCAATGCCGGTGACGTCCAGAAATGACTCATCAATGGAGTAAACCTCCTGTCCAGCAGCCATCTCGCCCAGTATGGCCATCATGCGTGCAGACATATCGCCGTACAGCTCGTAATTGGAACTGAACACATGCACGCCGTTCTGCCTGAAAAAACGCTCATTCAGAAACAGCGGCGCCGCCATCTTGATCCCCAGGCGCTTTGCCTCTGCCGAACGTGCGATCACGCAGCCGTCGTTGTTCGAAACAACGACGATAGGCTTACCGCGCAGATCGGGCCTGAATACGGTTTCACAGGAGGCATAAAAGTTATTGGCATCGGCCAGCGCAAACATGCTTATTCTCCAGCGGGTCCGTTAAAGCCGATCCCGGCCACATCCGTTAAGGCATAAGCCACCACACCCCACACGGGTAGTGCCTGGCTCACATCAAGCAGCGTTACTGTCTCGTCCGCGTCTAGCGCCTGCAGGGCGGGAACTGGATTGAGCAGTAGCCGCCTTAACGTAAGCTCGCCGTCGAACTCAGCAACGATAAGCTGGCCGTGTGCCGGTGTCAGGGCGCGATCGATGGACAGCACCGAGCCTTTGACGATACCGGCACTGGGGCAGTCGGACTCGCTGCGCATCAGATATGTAGAGTAGGGGGAAAGGTATACCAGATCGCCCAGGTTCAGGCGCGTTTCAGTGTAGTTCTGGGCGGGGCTCTGAAAGGCCATTGCAATGCTCCATTCTCATCTGCGCTATATAGCTCCTGACTTGAGTATAAGACGCAACAGACGTTATGCCTGCCGGGTATCAACAGGCATAAAAAAAGCCCCGGTTAAGGGGCTTTGGAAAGCAAAGGCTAATGGCAACATCAATCAAGATACATCCGATTGTTAAATTACCAAACCCTTAGATTTATACAATACATATCAGCGCTGGCCTGAAGCATCTTTACCTACTAATTCTGGCAGGTACTAACGCCTTTTATTCCGTTTTCTGCGGCTCTGCCGCTGCCGCTGCGGCCACCAGCTCCGGCTCAGGCTGTGGGGCGTCGGTTTTCACCTTGGCCAGCAGGATAGTGCGCTGCAGTTGCGCCTTTTCGATGGCATTTTTTACCAGATCTTCATCCAGACCAACGACGGCGTATTTATCCAGGCTTTCCATACGGAACAGGCTTGTTTCAGGCACTAACTGCTTCAGGCCTTTTTCGTTTTCAGCCGTCACATAGAGCAGCTGCGGCTCACTCTCCGCACTATCCGCGATGTACACATAAGCACGCTGGCCAACGCCAATTGCCTGGAGGAACAGGACGCTTACCGCCAGTGGCAGAGAAGTATGCGCATAGCTCATTGGCTGCAGCTTACCGGCCAGAATGCCATGGGCTTTAACGTCATACGGATTGTGCCGGGTGATGTTCTCTACACGCCACTGGCCTGTCAGGGAGCCTGCTACAAACGCCTCGCCGGTGACACTCATAGGCAACTGACGCATCAGCACTTGAGAGAAGCTGTTATCCAGTGTCGGTGCCAGAGGGAGTGCGCCGGTTTTCTGGTTGATCGCGGTGATCGCCTGGTTACGCTCGGCTTCGTCCTGCGGCAGATCCTGCTGATGCAGCAGCCAGAAACGCTCATCTTTATTAGCCCATACAGTCACGCCTTCAGCGTCCTGTGGCTCAAAACCCAGTGCGGCCACCAGCGCAACTTCAATGTCTTCTGGACGGATTTCGTTTTTCTCGTTCAGCTCAATCGTTGTTTTGCTGCTGATAATGTATTTAGTCATGACAGGCCTTATTTGCTGGTGGTTTTCTTGCTAACAGTGGTGGTGGTTTCAGTCGCCGCTACAGGTTCGTCTACCGGAACTGGCTCCTGTGAAACAGCGGCAGTGGTGTCGTCGGTCGTGCGGTCAGCTTCTGGCGTAGGGTCGGCCTGTACCGCCTTAGTGGAGCCAAAACCGTTATTGCCGCGACTGGTCTCGGACAGCTCATCGACTTCTTTCCAGGTGACTGTTTCCACCTTCTCGATCATCGCCTGCGCAATGACCATGCCAGATCTCGGCTCAATGAACTGGCCACCTTCATCGGCAATCATGCGCAATTTGATCTCGCCGCGGTAATCGCTGTCGATAATGGCCACGTCATTTGCCAGGCGCAGGAAATTAGTCGTAGCCAGGCCGGAACGGGCATAAATCTTCATGCAGTAGCCTGACGGGATCTCCACGGCCAGCCCGGTTGTAATCCACCATGCACGGGGCTGGCGTGCGCCGCCTTGGGTCGGGACAACGTTCAGTTTCACGTCCAGCGCGGTGATATCCCACGCTGCAGCACCGTCCGAACCACGGAACGGGAGAACGGCGTCAGGGGTAAGGCGTTTGATCTTAACTTGGGGCATGATTTAACTCCGGGGATTTAAAGGTGTAGTGGCGACGCTTGCGGACAGAGTTTTCATACAGAGGGACGTCTGTGTATTCCACCAGCCCGCGTGCCATAAGGCTTTTGACGGACATAAGGAACAGAGAGTGGCTTACGTCAAACTCATCGCGCACATTCTTGGCGGTGATGAATTTGCGATCGTTGAGTAGCATCAGAATGTACTCTTCGATCTTCCCCATTTTCAGGGGAGTCAGGCTGGTGGCATACGCGGCAGACACAGCCAGGGAGTACTCGCCGTCAATGGAGAGTTTGAGCAGCCCGTTTTTTTGCAGGTCCAGCAGCGTTCCCCGGATAACGTGCGACGGGGTGCCGGGAAGGGTGCGGGTAAAGCGTCGGCGCGTGGCTGTCCGCTCTGCCTTCAGCAGCTCCAGTACCGCTGCCGCCGTTTCCGGATACCGGGCGCGGAAAATTTTAAGTTTTGGTAAAAGGCGCTTCAAAGTCTGTTATCCTTGCCAGTGGTTTATTTCATAAGCCGAACAGAACAGAATGAGGGGGCCAGGATGGCCCCCTTTTTCTTTAGCCCTGCGTCCACTTCTCGCCCGTATCTACGCATACCACGCCGTGACACACGCGCCCCTGATCCAGCCTGAAAGCCATGCCGCCCAGCTTGCTGCGCCTGCGGTAGAACTGCGCGCCGGACAGGTAGGCATGCGGTACGCCAGAATCAATCGCGCCTTCCTCTGTACACAGCCCGTCCTCTGCGTCGCCATAGCCACGCTCAAACTCGCTAAGCACTTCGCGCCGGTCTTCAAAGCGGATGATCTCGCCGTGGTCCGGGTCGCGGTCGTACTCGATCGCGCCGTATTTAACGAGTGATGCGATGGTTTTGGGGTGCCTGAATATTTCCTCACCCCAGTACTGGCCGGTGCAGGAATCAACGTAGGAGCCGCTGGAGTAAGTGCCGATAGGGTTAGAGACGTCGTGCGCCATTGCCACTGCTACAAAGAAGTTAACGACGTTGCCGGTAACAGACATTATTTCCCCGCAAATAGCCGTTCACGGCTGCTTAAGGTGTTTGTTTCCTGCCGGGTAAAAGCGTCGTCCACCAGCCCGACAAAAGCGGCAAATTCCTTCCTGTAATACTCCAGTAGTTTATTTGCGGCTCTGTCGGTGATGTTTTCCACGTAGTAGCAGGCGCTGTGTCGGTCGCTCCACGGTTTATCGAGGGTAAGCAGGGGAACTGCTTCTGACAGGGTACTGACACAAAACTCCACCAGCACAACTCCGCCGCGCTCGATGGCGGTGAAGTTCAGCTGGTGGGCGTCAACGTTAAACGTTCGGTTCAGTAAAATCTGTTGCTTGGCCATCGGTATTCGCAGGATGCGGGACGGCCTGAATTGTGGGGGATAAATGATATCGTTACAATTATTATTTCTTTAGATTTCTATAAACTTAAATCTCTATTCTCCGTCCAGTATTCCCGACATTTTACCCTTCTGACTTTCCGAACGGCGCAGGTAGCGCATGACTGTTTTCGGATCCTGCCAGGTGCCTTCCTGCATAATCTGCGTAATAGTCGCGTCGCGCTCCGCCATATCCATAGCCGCACCCACGCGTGCGCTGTGACCGGACCATTTGGCATAGCGGCCTTTATTGTCCTGTACAGGCTCTTTACCCAGTAGATCCCATGCGTCTTTGAAAATCTTTTCGGTAGCCGGTGCTGACATAGGCTTTTCCGATACGCCAGCCGTGTTGTTATGGCGAACCGGCCCAAACACCATGGCATCCGGATGGTGGATCAGGCCGGACACATCCAGCCACCGCAGCAGATGACTGGCAGCGGCGCGGCTGAGGTGCTTTATCACGCCTGCAGCAGTGACCATCGTTTTAGTGTGTGACAGGTTAATCACTACATGGCCATTGTCGCTGATATCGAGATCGCGCACCCGGATGCGGCTGAGCTCGGACATTCGGCAGAGTGTGTTGTAGGCAACAAACAGGAATGCCAGGTTGCGTTGATCGGTCAGCTTTTCGGAGCGTCCCATCAGGTGCGTCAGCAGTTGCAGATCTGGAAGGCGGAACGGGATCGCCTGGCCGGTACGTTCACCCTGCAAAACGGCCTCGCGCCGGATGCGTTTCATGGCACGTTTCAGGTCCACGCTTCCTCTGAGATCCGGGAGTCCGCTTTCCCGGCATAACATGTTCATCATGGCGTAATGTTTGTCGATCGTGCTCGATGCGAGACCGCTCTCCGCCATCTCCAGAAAGTAATCCCGCGCCAGCTCAGGCTCTATCGGCAGATAGGCAACGGCACGGTCGTTACACCAGAAAGCCCAGCGCCGGATAACTGCCAGCAGGTCACGGAAAGTATTCTCGGAATAAGCGGCCTTATCCGCGATGAATCTGCGCAGATTATTAGCGATATCTTCCGGCGTTAATTTGGTTAATTCAGCTGGAAGCGCGCCGGTCTTTATTTGGGCCAGATGTTTCATTTATATATTCCTTCCAAAATCAGCGAGACAACGCTACGCGAAATCTACAAAAAAAGCAGGGGTCTGGTACGCCAGATTTCACGTAGCGACGCCTGATGCAAAACCGCTCACAAAGTACGCAGATTGCCAGCAGCTTCGCTAATCTGATCATTTGATCATCAAACACTGATCAAGCATACATGAAACAGGGGAAACTTTATATAAGGCTTATTATTTAAAGTTTCATTTTTTGACATAAAACAGGCGTCATCTGCCTTATGGCTAGAAAAATCGAAAAATTTATAAATTACTTACATGAATGTTGATGATCGGTTGACTGCCTTCATATATGATCAATTGGCATTCATTTTGATTGCGGACTGAAACTGTTAGCATCGGCAATCTTTGGGCTGTTCGCTTAGTCCCGGCTAACAGACGCTGATTTACACACACACTTTCGTTAATGAGCGTGTACAGCAGATATATCTGACAGAGGCAGAATACGGACTATTCTTATTATTGTAATTCTAAGGATATCTAATTTTACATCCCTTCTTTTTCTGTCTATATTCGCGTGCATTAAGTCCAGAGAGACTTGTACCGCTCATTAATATTTTTGGAATACATATATGCCTAACTTTAGCGACGTGGAATTTGAGAAGCGTTATAAACAATTTCTACAGGTACAAACTGAGTGGCTGACTCTCATCACGGACAACAAAATTTTCTCTGACAAGAATGCCCTGGGTGAAGAATGCCGTCCTATCGGTTTCATCACTGACAAGACCCTTTTCCTGCGCGCCGAACATCTGCTGAGCGAATGGCAGAAGTTTGCCGATCTGGCTGAAGAGAAACGCAAAGAGCGCTCTATTGCGATCACCACGAACCTCTATCTGCCGGTTCCAACAATGGTGGTTAACCCGAAGCACGTTACCGTAAACCGCTTCCGCGCCACGGCCACTTCTAACCATACCCGCGAAGACATCATCAAGCGTTATGAAAAGCAGATCGGTAAGCTGAAGAAAGTCCCGTTTGCTGCCGGTGCCATCATGTCACTGGAAGATGAAATGAAGGTATTTGAAGAGGCTGCGCCTGGTAAGATGTACCGCGCTCGCACCAGCAACTATTCAGATATTCAGGTCACAGCACGTTACACCGACGATAAGAAAGAGGAAGGCGATAGCTTCCGTTACGGCGCACACGGCCTGCTCATCTTTGGCGAGACCCTGAACAAGGATCGTGATATCAAGTTGAACGTATCCCGTGGCGGAACCTACACCTCGTCTTACGATGTTATCTCGCCAGTTCCGTGCTCTATCCTGCCAAATGCGAAGCTCTATACGCTGGAGGATGTGGAGTACAGCAAAACGCTGGCCGCGCAGCGTGCCGCAGTGGCATACACCGTACAGACGCGTCGTTCACAGTTTGAACTCCGTTCAAAAACGAAGGTAGCGAAGGCCAAAAACTCGGAAGAAGCCCGCGCATTGAAGGCGGAAATCGCCGCCTCGCGTGATTTGCTGGCCAGACTGGAAGCCTACGACTGGGCGCTGCTTGATAAGAAGGTAGCAGCTGGCGATACCGAGCAACTGACCATGCCGGAAATCCGCAAGCGTTACGGCAACGAAGAGCCTCGCGCCGGTAAAAACATGCGTAACATGTATGATCTGCTGCGCGAGTTAGAGAACAATCAGAGCAAAGATTAATCGGTATTCTGCCACCAGCAGAGCAAAGAGAAGGGCGCATAAGCGCCCTTTTTTATTGTCTGGCTAACACTGAACTGGCCCGATTCTCTCTATAGTGGTTGGCTGCTGGTGGTCATCCCAGCAGCGCGTCCAGCTCCGACAGCTCTTTCAGCTTGCTCTCGGTGAAGTCGGCCATATCTTCGCTTAACTCTGCCTCTGCTGGACGGTAGCCAATCAGGAAGATAAAGCAGTAGGTATCCCAACGGTCAGGCGACTTGATGTTGAGTTTCTGACGCATCTGCGGCTTAGGCACCATCATGATCCGCCCCATTTCATCCATAAAATATGGAATCTTAGCGGCCTGCTCTGCCGTCTGCTGCGACATATCAATGCGCATCCTGCCCGACCGGATAGCGTCAGCGGCCATGATGTTAGCCCAGGCGCGCTGATTCTTGAATCGCTCCCTCACCTTCTTACTGAATGGCGGCTGGCCCCATCGGATACTGACCGCATTCACGCCTCTGCGCTCCAGCTGCTTGAGCGTACCCGAGCCCACGCCATCACCATCAACCGCTATCGTAATGCCCGGATAGCGCTCTTGGGTGCATTCGTTGGCGATGAAGTCACCGAACGTGATCGGGTCCATTGTGCCTGGCATTTCCAGCAGCTTAAACGACACGACGCGGCGTGCATCACCGTACCCGCTTACCTTACAGATATTGAGGATCGACTTATCCCGACCGTTACCGACGTCGGCGGTGGCCACCCAGCCCCAGCCCTTCTCCAGATACACACGGCGACGCGCTGCGCGGTCCATTTCGTCACGCCCCAGCAGATAGCCGCTGACGTTACGCGGGAAGCGCCCCAACACCTTCACCATGTATTCCAGCGAATCGCGCCCGCCGTACTCCACCAGCTTCTCCCGGATAAACTTCAGGGTAACGTGTGGCGCTTCCTCGGAGTTGAGCACAATGGCATTCCAGAAGCCGTTGGGGTTATCCGGGTTTTTGGCTAACGAATGGTGCGAATCATAGAAATAACCACTGGGGCGAGTAGGCTGCGACATCATCAGCATGCGGTTATCGTTCTCTGTCAGCGCACCACGCATGATAGCGATCGCTTTATCAGAGATACCCGACGCTTCATCCAGGATAAGCAGGATGTGAGCGGCGTGCTCACCGGCCAGCGCTTCTTCATTACCCAGGCGGAAGCCTTTACACAGCACTTCCCAGATGCCCTTACGCGACTTCTCATAGAACATGGTATCGGTAAGGGTGAAGTAGTTCTGAAGCCATGGGTGACGTCTGGCGGCGTTCGCCCAGTAGGTTTTGACATACTTGAATACGCCGGTCTTAACCTGACCGATTTTGTTGGCCACGATGATTACGCGGGCATCCGGGTACATGATCATGTAGATCAGCAGCATCATGGCCGTCAGGGATGATTTACCGGTACCGTGTCCGGACGTGACGGTAGTCTGGCTCCCCGTTTCCTGTACAGAGTTAAGTATCTCTTCCTGCTGCCAGGTGGGAATCATGCCAAACAGCTCAACAACCGCCGTCGCCCAGTCATAGCGGTATCGCACCACCATATCGCGCCAACGCGGGTCCGTGGTGACGCTCTTAATGCGCTTCTGACCGCCCATCAGGCTTCATCCTCGCCTGGCATGACGTTTATCTCTGGCGGTAAGTCGTCGTCGTACAGCTCCGCTGTGGCCTCATAATCAAAGTCAGCGCCTTGATGCGCGTCGCCGGCAGTCTCGCCGGCGCGGTGTTCTCCGTTCGCCTGGACGTCACCAAAGCCGCCACTATCCACCAGCGCCGCCACTGCAGCACGGCGTTCCTCAACAAAGGCCGCGCTGGTGGCCTGCTGCTGGCGGAATTTACGCGCATCACTGTCCAGCTGTTCATCACTGACCTGCCCGCGTTCATCAACTGGCGGCTCAGCATTCTTGAGCTCATTTTCGAGGCGCTTCGATAGCGACTCTGGCAGTTTGATACCGTGCCGCTCGATGTATTCTGCCGTCTGCAGTAAATCCCAGTCATGCTCTTCGCGCAGTGCATAGGCCTGGCTGATCACTTCACCGGCGTTATGCGTAAGTGCGTGCTTTTCGTTGTCGCGCCGGTTCTTGTCGGTACCGCTGGCGATCGCGGCTACCCGCGTGGCGTGGTCATTGACCAGGTAACCGACCTCAATCATCAGCTTGGTCATCTTCAGGATTGGATGTGGCCCGCCGCCACCTTCGTCATCATCCTTCTTTTTGCCGTTGGCCATGTTCTCGGCCTCAAGCTCAAACAGCTCGACCGCACGCGCCGTGGTGCGCTTCAGCAGGTCCATATGCGCCAGTGAGTCAAAGAGCACCGTCATGGCGCTGGCTTCCACGCCCTCACCCAGCACTTCTAATGCTGCCTCATAATCCTGCGGCCGCGGGAAGCCGCGCCGGTTAGCTACCAGCTTTGTTTCATGCGCTTCCTCAAAGGGTTTGCCCTCTCCACGGGGCTTTGCGGTGTGCTTCGGGCGCCCGGATTCCTGATCACCTTCATTTCTGATCATTTTGGCATGTGAAGCATTTGGCTTTTTCTTTGCACCAGGCTGCGCTGCTGTGTCAGCGCGTGGTTCCAGAACCCCCTCTAAAGCCTCGCTGTGCCTGACTTTTCGCCCGTTTCGGCGGATGATTAAATCGTCTTTACCGGCATGATCATTTTGATGATCAGAAGCGTGATCACCAGAATGATCATGATTGTGATCACCAGCCTGATCACTCATAGCAGCCAGCGCTTTGCCGTTCAGCTCCCGGCGTGCGGTGTTAAACGGCAGACCGTAGTACTCACAGTACTCTTTGACGGTTATCCCGCTCTGCGCCTTCTGCTCAATGAAGGCTTTTCTGTGGTCATCCCAGTTAACTTTGGACATGGTTTATCGTTCAAATGAGGCCAATAAACGGGGATGGTATGGAGTCTGTAATTTTCAGTGATCACATTAATGATCACTAACTCAGCAACCAGATTAAGGGGGTGCCTTTTCGGGTCTTTTTCGGGCCTTTTTAGTGGACTTAATCGCGCTATATGGTAAATTTCAGGTTCTGTTCGAGACCCGAAATAAACCAATGGACTATTAAATGACTAAGAACAAAGCAGTTTTAGTAGCAGTGGATGCAGGCTCCGGCAACATCGCTCTTACCTTCACTGACGAAACCTCTGGAAAGCGCGTAACCAGCGTTATTCCAGCACTTGTCCTTGAAGGCAATCAGCAGTCTTTTGCTTCTGAATCATCATCAACCTGGCTGACAACTGACGCACAAGGCAAGGAGCGCGCCTACACCGTCATGAAGAAAGGCTATGACCTGTATGATACCTGTGACCCTGATTATCAGGTCTCTGCTGCTCACCGCGTCCTGATTACCGATGCGCTGTTCCGCGCTGGCCTGGGTGGCCGTGATGTGATCATTGGTGAAACCCTGCCAGTAAATCAGTTCTATAGCGCTGTCGGCGTCATTAACGAAAAACGTATCCAGCAAAAAACTGACAGTCTGAAGACGCCGGTGACCAACGTAAACTCCAGCGAACCAGCGAATATCATTCACGTTGAAGTCTTCCCTGAAGCCGTTCCTGCTGTTGTTTCTGCGCAGTCTGATAATCCTGACCTCGCTAAAGCTGAATCTACCCTTGTCATCGACCTTGGCCGCTTCACCTGTGATATCGCTGTGGTAGACGCAGAACTTATGCCAGTGAAGAAGGCGAGCTATGAGCATGGCGTACAGAAGATGATTGAACGTGTACATGCCCTGTTGCCGCAGTTTGAAGCGAAGCTGGGTAAATCGTTCGGTGCCAGCGATCTCAGCGTTGACAGCATTGATGCAATTATTCGCCAGGGTTATATCGGTTCACGTCTCGAAAGCGCTAAATCCAAGCGTATCGATATCACTGAAGTCATTGATCAGGCGGCGTCAGAGCTGGCAGATAAAATCTGGCAGGATGTGCGTGCGCTTCACCGCAATACCCGTGATATCGATGTTGTACTGGTTGTGGGCGGCGGTGCCAACTACATCGCTGGCAAACTGGCTGGCCTGACAGACCATACTGCTGACTGGCATGACGTGGTAGTTGTGCCTGATAACCCTGAAATGGCTATCGTGCGCGGCGTGCATCTGGCCATGATGGCATCAGAAGATGAAATTCGTGCTGAAATCAGCGCATCTGCATCCGTAAGCGATATTCGCAGCCGGACCAGCGATAAGGGCTGATATGACTAAGCTGATCAAACTAACCGGGCTGGAAGAAGGCGGCGCACTTAGCGCCAACTTTCTGAAGGACTACGAAAAACTTACGACACGGGCGCAGCGTCGCAATCTTCTGCATTCCGTTGTCCGCTCTGGCTATGCTGCCGAACTTATGGGGCTTACCCCGATGATCGCCATACTGGAAGAAAGTTTAGGCCCGAAGTTCCTGAAAATGCCAAAGCGTGAGCGCCTGCAAAGGCTGCTGGCTTTAATCAGTGCCGTTATGGGCGATGAACTGGATTTGCCTGCTCAGTCAGCGCCACCAGCAGCGGGACAATCTGGTGCAGTACCACCAGCAGCAGCGGCAACACAACCAGCTGAAAATGCTCAGCCGGTGCAGGATGAAAATCAGCAGGAAGTCGCCAATGAGCGCGCCGTGGTAACGCGCAACGAGGATGATAACTCTACTCTTCTGGTTGAGGATGCGCCCGCTAAAGCCGTTACTGCTGGCGCGCTGAAGCTGCAGCGTCACAGAGTTAGCCGAACCCCAAGCTAAACCCGATACCCCGTTCACATGAGCGGGGTATTTTCTATTCTTCCTCGCCTGCACATATCCATCAGTTCCCTCGCCATAACGCAAACAGAGCGATGCTCCAGTTCTTTCGACTGACGATGGCGTTTAGTCGCACTCTCAACACACAAAGAGCCATAGTCTATGTCCTGACGCCCACGCACTTTGAAGATATAGCCGTTAATGGCCTCTAATCGGTACTGGCGGGGATATGCGTCAGGATGCACCCGGCATTGAGCGAATGGCGATCGGACAAAAGAGCGCAGAATATTGGAGATGATACCGGTGTTAACGATTAACTGCGGGTACTCTGTTTCCACCAGCTTTGTCACTTCTGCCACCGTCATGTAGTCACGCCTGCGTATTAACAGATCGGCCACCTCAATACTGCTCACCTTTTTGTCCATGAACTGCTCCGCTTTGAATTAAGAGTAAGCAATTCTAAGGATTGTATAATTAGGACAAGTATCAACGGCGTGCATTTCGCCGATATTGACAGGTATAAAACTGGCTTCCGGATGAATCTGACGGTGAGCGGTAGGTAGCTTTACTGGCTGGTGGTTGTGCCAAAGAATGGTGTTTGCAGGGCTGATACGGCTTGTCGCTTATCGCTATGGGTATAAGCAGGACCAAATATAATTAAAGATCTCATTGTCGCAGTGATGTAAAAGCCGGGTATTCCGCTTAGATTTTCAATGCCAGAGGGGCATTTGGTATGCCAGATGGCTACTTTCACCTGGCACATTGCTGTATTGCAGTCAGCGCAGGCTCTTCAGGTAATGGCTAACTGTAGCGGACCATAGCGTTACTGTGTCACTTCCCAGCCGATGAATGATGTGGTTATAGTGAGCCTCTGATAGGCTTTCACCGGCGTCATCCTCAAACACCAGCCCTTGTGTTGTCACTCCCCGGTTAACATCAACACTGTACTCAAACTTACCCGACGATCCGGTAGCCTCCACCAGCTCCTGCGCCTTCCAGGCGAAGCGCACGCCACAGTTTTTGCCGAGCTCCAGCGTGATAATGCCGTCTACTGCCAGGGCTGTCTGTATCTGGCCCGTCAGCAAAGTGTAGCTATTGCATTTCACTGAGGTGATTTTGCAATAACCTGCCTGCCAGTCCAACAGGTTCAGGCCTTTAGTTTTCAGGGCTTTCATTACACCAGCTTCCAGTCATTCGCTAACAGGTCTATCGAAGCTGGCGCCCAGTCAGAGGTGGTCAGCTGCTGTGCGTTGGTGAGGATGAGTTGCGGCATCTGTGTAACCGAGACTTCCGGGCAGTGATCAAAGTAGCGCGCCGGTACACCGTACATATCAGTGTCTTTCAGCTCTGTACGTCTCAGGCCTCTGTTGAGTCGCAGATATACACCCTTCCCCCACGCTTCCCGCGCCACTTTGCAGCCTTCTGAAAGCCACAGCTGCGCCACGGCCAGCGGTGCGTGGTCCTGTCTGAAGTTCAGCTCACCCTTATCGATCAATTGTTCATTGCGCAGGATCAGATCGTTCAGCTTAATCAGCGCCATACAGGCCGCGTGGTTCAGCGTTTCGCCAAAACCGGTCATAGTCAGGCCGCTTTTACTGATAACGGCAGCATATCCGGTGTTTTTGGTCTCTGAAGTGTCTGTAATGGTAAATCCGAGACGTTCAATCACGGCCAGCAACGCCATATAGTCGCCAGCGTAGTCGGCGTCTGCCTCTGCGATCATCGAAATGGTGGCGTTTAACTGTTGAGCGGTCATCATTATCAGTATCCTCGTTTCTGTTTGCGCTTCTGTGCGGCCAGGCGCTGTTGCTTTGCTTCTGCACTACTTGTGGCCAAACGATGTATTTGCCGTTCGATCTCTTCCTGCACGGGTGGTTTTGACTCTCCCACCAGCAATGTTCTTACCTGCGGCACGGGAACGGTCGGCGGACGGCGTGCAATCCAGCTGAGACCTCCCATCAATGCGCCCATCAGTGCGATCTTCTTCATGCTTTCTCTCTTCGTGCAGGCGTGCAGAATCACCGGCTTGTGCCGGCGTTCGAAGTTCACCTGGTTAATTCCGGCGTCGGATGCGCACGGGGGAAATACTGAGGCCTGCCCCGGCGTGGGGCCGGGTGGCTATGTAGGCATTGTGCTGCCCGGATTTGAACCGGTACCGTCCGCTTGTCCCCATCAGGCCTTACGGCTATTCAATGGAGCGGCGGTTGCTTCCGTTAAGCGACAACACAACGGTAAAGGCACACGTAAGCGCTCTTACCTGTTGTCCTGTATCAGCCTGCCACCAGCTGCGCCATGAGCCACTTATGACCAGCAAACAGTCCGGCATTCAACAGCAGATGGAACGTGGCAAACTCAATGACTTTCAGCGTCGTTTTATAGAGTCCGGGCTTTTGGTGCATATAACTTCCTGAAAACGTTGTTGGTGGCCGGTGCCATACCCGGCAAGTAACCTCTCAAGCGACTGGTCAACATGGTTACTGGCGGCTAAAACCCCTTTGTACGCAAAATATGAAGCGGGGGCCAGTCTTGCGATCGCAGCAGCAACTGCGAATGCACCACAACGGAGAGAGCACTGATCGTTCCTAGTCCAACGACACTTTGCGCAAAGCGTCAATGCTCTTTCCTGTTGGTGTGCCTTATTTGCGGCGGTGCTTCTTCATGCCGCCTCTCGCCGCTTTGATGAACGTCTCAATACCGTAGATAGCCACCAGCGCGTAAATCACGGTGAGAAACGGGTGTTCTGCAGCAAACTCTGATAACGACATATCGCGTCCTGTCGTGGGGGAATGAGGTTGTTGTGATCGTTTTCCGTTAGCGCGATTGTTCAATGAGGCGGGACTTAAACCCGCTTTGCCTTCGCAGCCCATCGCTGACCGCCTGTGTCGATTCACAGGCAGGGCTTTCGCCCCGTGGATTCCGGATCCACAACTCCTACGGTGTGTTAAAGCGATCACCACAACGGTCGAGAACACTGAGCAACCACGCGCCGGATGTTCTTTTCAATCACCCTTCAGTGTTCTCGCCGTTATGGGCTGGTCTTTCCCGGCTGTCACGAACTGTTAAGGTCTGCCGCTGACCTGCTCTGCCACCAGCCAAATTAGCCGGTAGACAGGGCATCGCCTGGTGTTGGCGTGTAGTGCATGGGGGGCTGGTGCCTCCAGCTGTCCGATACGGAATCTACGGACGGGTCTTGTAAAGGAATTTGCAAAACGTCAGGTAACTGTTCCGTCCCGCGTGCGCATAGCCGCATTCCCCCATTTGTGAGCGCGCTGACAGAGGTAATCTTTCGCCAAACGCCAGGTAAAACGATAGAAACACCAGCACGCTCACAAATAGTGATCCCTTACGAGGATCAGGCGGGAACATGTTTAAGCCTCATGGGGCATTCTTTGCGCGGGTTTAGTCCATCAACCGCGTTCACTGCCATGACAGGAGGGGCTACTTGCCGTTCACCCTTCTCATAACACGCCTGGAAAAGGTAATTAACCAGGGGCGGCCCGTTACGAACTGGTGCATGGGGTCGGATTTGAACCGACGGCGGACTTAACAACTTCTGCGTTCGGCCTCTTCGCTACCCATGCTGAATACTTGCCGGTGCATAACCCGGCGCGGACACTTAGGCATCTGGTCAACCTGCCCGCTTGCGTAAAAAATGGATAGCTTTACACCCAGCCAGATTTGCATTGCGTCTGCCTCGCAACTGAAACGTTTTCCCCGATCCAGCCGTCAACACACCTTAATGCGTTCACGGCTGAGCCTGAAAAAAAGCCCGGAAACTACCGGGCATAAAAGACTACACACAGCAAAACCAGCTCGTAAACCGGTTTTGCTCTGTGGGTAAAACCTCGATTAAACAATTAACTATGAATAACCCACAAAAAAACCTATCGGATTTTTAGCAGCACTTCTCTGTGCTGCCAGCGAGGGGAAATGTACACAAAGCAGAGTTATGAATCAATGAAAATCTAAGAAATCTCTTAGATTTTCAAAGCTAAATAATGAAGGTGAATTGCGGGGGTATCAGCGGCGTTTGATGTTCGGGTTTTTGATGTTCTCAATGTCACCGTTTGCTTTAGACCAGTTGATACACCAGCTATTTATGGCAGCTCGAATCTCAGCTTCCGAGGCTTCACTCAGCCCCTTCATTAGGGCCAGTTTGCCCGGTAACTCGCCAGCTACGTTTGCCACACACTCATAACCCGCTTTAGTCAGTACGTTGAGGATGCGTGTTGGTATGGCCAGCTCTGACAATGGCGCAGCCTGCCCGTCCAGAATGCGCTGGTGGAGACGTGGGAAGTCAATTACCAGGCGCTTCATGATGCGTGTATGCAGCTCATCGTTGATGGCTGTGTCCCACATAGGCAAAAGGTCAGGCAGGAGACGGAATACAGGATTGCCCCACACACCCGGCACAACGTCCATCGCCAGCATCATCGCAGTGCGGATCTGGAAGTGGAAATCTGCCGTCTCAATGGAAACATCACGGATGCCATGGAAGACGCTCAGTCCGAAATGGAAGTTATAGATGTAACAGCCCACGTCGCCGGTGCCGTCCGGCAACTGAAGCAGAAACTGCTGCACGTCTTCCCGGCCATCGTGAAAATCAACGCGCTCTTTAATGTGATTGTACAGTGCAGTCGTCTTCAGCAGATCGTTGGCCGTCTCAGCGCGCAGACGGCGCTCAGTGCCGACAACCTTATCTGCGATATTCAGTTTGCTCTGCAACTCCTGACGCTTTGCGCTTTCTTTCTTGCGGTCGGCGCGCATCTGCGAAATGGTCTTATCACGCTCGTTAAGGTCAAGCGCCAGACGTTCAGGGTGCTTGCGCCGGTATTGGGCATGCTCTTGAGTAAGCGTGGCCAGCGCCAGCTGTGCGGTGGTCAGTGCGGACTTCACACCATCACGGGCGTTTTCTGCGTTGATCACGCGGTTCTCAGCCTCTGAAACCTTTGCTTCTGCTGCTTCTCTGGCTTCTTCAATGGCGTTCTGCGCATCGAGGCGGATTTTCGTTATCTCGCCGTGCAGCGCTGAATGCGAGCTCAGCTGCTCTTCCGCCTGCTCCAGGGCGTCTGCCATCAGATTATAGGTGTCGGCTTCATGGTTGAGGCGCAGGCCAATATCGATCTGGATCTGCTCCAGCGCGTTCGTGCAGTTGTTTAAGAGTCGCAATTCCAGGTCATCGAGCGTGAGGCGCTTTCTGATCGAATTAAGCTGGCCGTAAGCGGTGACAAAGGACTGGTGCAATACGTCGTCGTCAACGGTGCATTCTGGAAGTTGTTGCAGCTGCTGGATTGGGGCGAGTGTAGTCATAAGGTGGTATCAGATCCGCGAGTTATTTGCGGCGGATGATAACTCTAAATTAACCACTATCTAAGAGTTTTCTTAGAATTTATTAAACGATTTAGGAGGGGTAATAGTGGCTGAGTCGTTTCTCAGCCACCAGCAGGAGGCTAAGCCAGCTTGAGGGTGATCAAAACACAGGCGACTGCTGTGACCAGCAGCAGTGCATGCAACAGTATCGACGGCTTTTTGATCTCACCACTCTCATACTCTGCCTGCGACATGCGCCCCAAGTAACTATGAGACACCAACACGGCGTTTTCATCAAAGCTCAGCGTCTGCCGAACTTCCTCCAGCGCAGGACGTGGAATCTGGCGTGTAGCCAGCTGGACAACGGCGGATCGCATCTTGCCGTTGTCGCCCATGTAGCAGACCGAATGGTAATGAAGCGGTGCAGCCATTAGTGAATAACCACCCAGTCATTTACCCGCATATCGTCAATGCTCAGGTCGTGCATTTCCATACCGCCGTCCGGACGGGCCAGTATAAGTACGTCGTCACCTTCATGCTCCTGCTCCAGAGACACGAAATACCCCGTCTCCCATGCCTCACGACGCATCAGCATTTCAGGGTTTTCTTTCATTTTCAGCATGGCCTGACGATAGCAGCACGTAATGGCACCGATTCCAATTTTATTTAAACCCTCAATCTGTGCCGTCGTCATGCGTGCTCGTCCTTCTGTAAATGATTTTCGTAAGATGTAACTGACACCCTTTACGCCGCCGAAGTAATTCAGCTGGCGACTACTCATGCCGCTCTGCGCCATAAGTTCCCCTTTCGGTACCCTGAACATGCCGACTTCCAAAGCCAGTTCGGCAAACACTGAAAGCCCCCGCCCTAAGCTAATACGCGTTTTGGTTCGACGCGCATACTGCTCAAACGTGGGGCATCCAGTAAAAAATTGCGCATCAAAAAGCACTCGTTAACTCCAGAATCCGTCATTTTCATGCGCTGGCATTATTTCGCCCGCCTTCAGAACTGCGTACTGCTCCATCATCCTGATAGTCTCTTCAGGTGAAAATGATAAAAGAACGTAAAACCCCTGTGCCTTAAGGCGGCGCATCCACGCCACCTGATGCTCTGAGGGCATACGCTTGCCGTGTTTCTGCTCTACTCGCATCCCGTGATAGACGCCTGCCGGTATTTCCAGGGACATATCCGGAACGCCCCGCTTTGCGCCTTCAGCCTCTATCGCTGCTGCGGTTGATTTAAGGCGAAACCCTCCGTTAGGTACGGCAAAAAGATGGTCGTAAATAACCCTGTTCGTGCGGTAGAAATAATCAAATATTCGAACCTGATCGTAATGCTCATGCCTGCCTTTGCGCAGGTCGGGATTTTTGACGAGAGCGGCCAGCGCCTTAGCGTGAACCGATATTTCAATTACTGCCGCTAACCAGGTAGACGCTTTGCCAGATTTTACCGACTTAGCGCCAGCAGTTTTATCTGCTGTCTTGCTGCGGGTTTTTTGGTTTTTTTTATAGGAGTGCAACCACTCTTCACTGAAGCGCATATCCGAAATTGCCAACCGATGATTAAGTATTCTAAAAGGTGGATTCGCGTCGGGGGTATTTTTAACGCTGGGACGGGAAAAAACAAGCCTGTAATTTATATCTTTCAAAGATAAAGATTACAGGCCTTTATCAGCTTACTGGTGAGCGATCCACATCAGCATGAGGCTGTAGACGAGGCCGATTGTGCTCAGACAAAGTGTGATGAATTTGCCAATTACATTAGCCAGAGGCGCATTTGACGCCTCGGTTTCTTTGATTTGGGTGGTATTAACAAAATCACGCTGCGCAAAATGTTTCATGTTATATTCTCTTCGTTGTGTGCAGGGGTGTACGTCGCCAAACAGAACCCCTGCAATATGCGAAAGCCCGGCCATATGGTCGGGCTTTTTCTTGGGCGCCACCTAAGCGGCTTAAGAGAATCTAAGGGTTTTCTAGTTTTCAGTCAACGATTAAGAAAAGTTTTTGTTACTTTTCACGTGTGGCAAGGCTTCATCGGTGCTTTTCAGGCGCGAAAGCGCGTCATCAAGTGCATTCAGCCAGCTGGTTTTATCCAGCTCTCGCACTTTCATAACTCTCTGCTTTGTATAGGGATTTATCACCCATACCCATATTTCTTTGTCCTGCCGGTCACGCATCGTAAAAACTCCTGTGGGGGAGTAAAATTCCAGCTCTGCGCCCGCGGCAAATGCATAGGCTTCGAGTTCCTCCAGCTTCAGGTATTTGTTTTCTCGTGGCACGATGTCTCCTAAAATCTTCTTTTCTCTATTGATTCATCATAGCTGACGTAAGTGTATGGTTCCGTATCGTCAGCTGATGGCATAACGGGCAGCAGGTGAGTTGCACTGTATATGGCGTCATTTTCTATACGCTCATCGGCATACAGATGCGCTGCAACTACCGTGAGTGCTGGCCGCGAGAGCGAGTATATTTCGGCTACGTCACTTTCTACTACCTGACCGAATTTAGTAACAGAACTTTCCAGTAATAGCGTTTTAATTGCAGGCCACCATGGGCCAAAGGCGCGGTATGCAAGCCTTGCACTGCTGGCGCGCTTTACTAAGTTTTCCAGATAATGCTTTAAAAACGCCTCTTCGGTGCGTCCGTCCAGCGCCAGGGGCAGCAGGCTTTCAATGTACGTCTCGGTTGGCTTGATGGTATCAATCAGTGTCGTCATGTTATACGGCCCTTGCGGGCCGCTCCTGAATTAAGCGTTTACAATATCGTTGCGCAACGCATCGAGATCGTGTGAGGAAGGGATAAGCCAGGCGGCTTGTGTGAACTCGTTTCCGGCTACCGGGTCTTCTTCAAAGTTCCAGAATTTCGCGCCATATTTCTCTTTGATCAGGTCGCGCACCGCTTTGCGCTTGAGTACCGGCTTATCGCTGGTATCCGTCAGTACGTAGGCACCACCAGCAGGGAAGTCGATTTTAAAGGTGCGGTTTTTCCACTTACGCGAAGCCACCAGCTCCAGCTCGTTTTTCATGACCTGGAAGCCATCGGATTGCTTCTGTGCCTGCTCAGTGCGCACTGTTGTTGCCGCGGCCGCCGCACGCTGACTTGCCTCTTCGCGGCGTGCCTTAACTTCTTCAGCAGACAGCTTACCGGTCATTAGCGCCTTGTAGTCGTCCCACGTTGTTGCATAATCCCGGTATTCCCCCCGCTCTATCCGCTCCAGATACGCGTACACCTCACTCACCAGCCTTTTGATTGTGCTGGAGGAAGTAAACGTATCTGCACTGATCCCTGATTCATCCAGCGCGCCCAGCGAAACGCCGGCGCGCAGATAAACTGCCGCAGGAGACTCGGTGACGGTGGCAGCACTATCAACCCCGGTGAATGCGTCAAACTTCGATTTCACCAACAGCGTCGCTATGCCTGCCTGAATATCGCTTTCTTCCAGCTGATGGAACTGCTGCAGTGCGGCGGCGGCGTACTGCTCTGTGAGTGTCTTGATAGCCTGTACCTTGCCGTCAGCCATTGCATCACGCAGCTGATCAAACATTCCTTCGTATTCTTTACGGTTGGAGAAGCCTTCCATGCCATTACGGAACTGACGCACGCTGATGCTGTTGCTCCAGTAGTACCGGTCACTCTGCGCGCCCAGGAAGGCTGAATGGGCCTCTTTATCCGTTGCGCCAGTGACTTTTCGCCCTGCCGGATCGTTCGCTTCAAACTCTGCCACCAGCTTATTGAAGACTTTAACCACGTCCTCCATCCCTGCCTGCTTCCCGTAAGCCTGCAATGCCGTATCGTAATTGCGGCCAAACATCGCCTTAAAGAATCCCTGTGCCGCGTAAATGTTGTTATCGACGCTGTACTGGTAAAGCTCACGTTTCATCTGCTCATCGCTATGATCCGGATAAAGCCATGTTTCTGCCGGTCGCTCTTCGCTGGCACTGATCACGCCACTCAGATAAGCCAGTTTCAGCCTGCCGTCATTGTCACGGTACAGCCATCCGTCTGTGCGAACGTTCAGAACGCCCGCGTGAATGGCGGCGTAGAAGTCAGCACGGCTCAGCGTGTCCGCAAGGTCTGCCGGTTCGATGCCCTTCGCTGCTTTCTGTAGTGCTTTAGCCTGATCAGTGGTGATATCCACCCGATCGCCCACCAGCGCGGACGGCATTTCAGTAAAGCCCCCCACATTCGGACCGGTATAGCAGCGCAGCGGCTTGTGGATCAGCTCAACTTCAACGGTATTTTTCTCCGGGAAGAATTTACGGATCTGAAATACGCCCTTTTCCTGCTTATCGTCACTCATCCAGATTTCATAGCACGCCCCGATACGCACCAGCTGGCCGTCTGGCAGCTTCATGTACTGTTCAGGTGCGCGCAGCACGTCCGGATCGACTTCCAGTACGCCGGACTTAATCGCACGCTCAACTTCACCGCGTGAGCGCTTAATGGTGCTGGCGGCACTTTTAGAGCGTGTCAGCGCCTTACGTGCGCCGTTCAGCTCCTGCTCCAGCTTCTTCTGCTTCGCCAGGCCGTCTCGCAGTTCTGCTCGCGCCACGCGACGATCCTGCCCGCGCCAGTTATCAGCAGATCGCTTGCCGTACTTCTCAACCTCAAGGTTATATGCCGCCTCGGCTTCGGTGACTGTTTCGCGCAAGCCGTCGATATCGCCGTTAATTTCATCAAAAGCGGCTGACAGTCGGGTAATATTCTCTTCAAGCACTTCCGCTGGCGTGGCGGCGGCCACGCTTGCCTTCAGGTAGATATCCAGCGCGGCGGTCGCTTCACGCTCGGCCTGCTGGCGCTCGGCGTCACGCTTAGCTTTAAGCTGTGCATCAACACGGGCGCGGCGCTCTTCCGGGTTAGCGGCCAGCAGTAGGCTTTGTTCTTCTTTCGACTCTACATCGCCGTTTTTGATGCTGGAAACGTCGGACTTCATGACGTCGTTGATCCAGTTTTTCTTACGCTGCAGCGTCTCCAGGCGGAACTCGTCAAATGACCCTTTGCCGCAGTAGTAATGCACGCGCATGGTGTCGCGCTCAGAACCGACACGGGCGCCGCGTCCGTTACGCTGATCGATACTCGCTGGCGTCCAGGGAAGAGTCAGATGGTGCGTATCGGCGGTGCCTTTGTGCAGGTTGATCCCCACCTCGGCCTTTTTGTTGCAGATGATGATCGGCGTGCGGCCTTCGTTATAGTCGGCGGCGATACCTTCCATCCCGGCCAGTGACGCATCGCTCAGTGCGGCCTGATAGTCCTCATAACGCGCCAGCTCCTGATAGTACTTATCCCACGCGCCGTCTTTGAAACTGCCGTCCGCCTTCTCCACCGGCTCAACCGGTTTCTTCACGGGCTTCACCTTCACCCCGGACGCTTTGGCAACGGTCGTGGCGTTGATAACTCCGATCTGCTGTTCCTTCAAACCCAGGGCGCTTGCGATAATGCGGCGCAGCTTGTTGTGCTGCGACTTTTCATCCATGAAGATGATTTGCTTACCGTCCGGCATGCCTGCCTTCAGGTTCTCAATCAGCGCGGCATACTTCGGCGGTACCGGGTGTGAGACGTTTTGCATACTGATACCGGCAGCAGCGATCGCAGACAGTACCTGCTGTTCCAGCGTGTCGCTCACCACCAGTTCCACGACGCCGCCGCGATTTTTCAGTGTAGTTTTGACTACCTTGCTTGTGCTTGTGTCGGTCAGGCCGGTTTCTGCATCTTCTGCCGTCTCTTCATCGTCAGCCGCCAGCAGCTCACCGCCCGCCTCACCCGGCAGCGCATGGGCCACCTGCTTCGCAAGCTCCAGATCTTCTTCGCGGAAACGGAACGTGATAGCGGAGCGATACAGGTCAGGATCGATAACCACCTTATCCATATCGCGGATAACGGAGAAAATGAAATCCTCTTCCTGCTGCACGATGGACATGGTGCCGTCGCCGTTATCCTGCACGGTCTCCTTCTGCCCGATCCGGCTGGCACGCAGGCGAAGCTCTTCATAGAGTTCCTTCTGGTCACGCGTCATCGGCACGCCCACGGTTTTCTCGTCGAGACCTGGGATTTTCACGCTGTCTTTAACGTCAGCGGCAGACTTAAGCGTGGTCCAGCGGTGGAAGATGCCGCGCAGGCCATCAAGGTTTTTAAAGCCCACCAGCCCTTGCTTATCCTCGAGCTCGCCGGAAATTTTCTGCACCGTCACGGATTCGGTTTCGCCAAACACCCGCACGAAATCATCCGGCGTCAGGATCCCCATGGCCTTCCATTCATCCAGCGACACGACGTGTGACAGCATGTTGAAGGCGTCAATCGGGGAGTTAACCAGCGGGGTTGCAGTCAGCATAACGACGCCGCGGCCGTTGTACTTTTTCATCATGTACTGGCTTTTGACGGCCATATCGCGGGCAATTTTGGATACGGAAGGATTAGGCAGGTAAGCCAGCTGGCCAGCCTCACGTCCGGCGCTGTGTGAGTTGCGGTAGTTATGCCCTTCATCTGCGATCACGCTGTCAAAGTGCATATCCTCAAAGTAGGGGATCTGGCTCTTTTTCTTCGTGCCGGTATCAGCAGCTTTGTCGCGGAGTTTATTACGGGACGTGGCGGCGCGGTGCGTGGACTTCATCAGATCCGTGCGGCCATTCTCAATCTGGTTAAAGACCGCCTGGCTGGAGTTTTCTTCAATCGTCTCCGGCCGCATCGGGATATCACCAAACTGCTCTTTGGTCATTACCACGGCGCGGTAGTTGGAGACCGGGATCATGTTCATCCGCTCAAGCACGGTTGCGGCCGCGGACTCTTTCACCACGTTACGCATCACCGGCTGGCCATCTTTATCCAGTTTCGGCTCGTTGTTCTCGTCGCGTTCCTGAGCCTGCATGATCTGGCCATCTTCGCCGCGCACTTCATCCAGGCCCACAAACAAGATGTTCTGGAAGGCCTCTGCGCTGTAGAAGCCCTGGGCTTCGTGATACCAGTTCTGGAGGACCGCTTTTGGCACGACATAGACGGTGCGCTTACTGCGGCCAACCTCATAGTTGTAGGCTTCCAGCGCCAGCGCCGTTGTGGTTTTACCCAGCCCTGTGCCAAAACCCATGATGCCGCGGCCGTCTTCAGACAGGCGCCGGACTTCCGCATTCTGGTAGCTCAGTGGGATGCGCTTACCGCTGATCTGCTGCAGTTGAAGCGAGGCAGACGAATGCTCAAATGGGACATAGCCGTTAAAGGCGTCGTTGTAGTCACTGACAACGCTTTCAACGTCCGGGTGCGTACGCAGCCAGTCATTGAAATGTGTCTCCAGCTCACTGATACGCTTCAGGTAGACGTTGGCATTAACCCCGCGAGGCTTTACGCCGTTGAGGTAGTTTTCCAGCTGGTTGTAATAGCCGTCTTTGAAGCTGGCGCGCTTAAACTCGGTGACGCCACCCTTGCTGGTAACAGAGCGCACCTGATAGCCAGAGAAAACGCCGTCTTTGCCTGAATAGTTATCTTCAGCCGTCAGGTAGCCGTTCTCGTTTTCCAGATCCTGGGTGTACTTAAAATCATCAAAGCCCTGCTCGATCAGGAACTCTTTGATCAGGCGACGGTCCAGCCAGCGGGCATTCAGGTTTACAGTAATGTCTTCAATCGGCGTGTGATTGCGCTTCTCTTTGATGGTCTCCAGCTGGCGGACATAGTTCGCCTTTACCGGACCGTCCGGCGCGTCGTCGATCAGCGCCGCCAGGCGGGAGACTTTACCGCGCACGTTTCCGCTGGTGGCTCGTGCCATCGGCATGATATTGCCGTTGCCATCGAGCGCAATCTCCGGGAAGCTCGCCAGGTGCGCCAGTAGCGCCTCGTCATCTTCCGGCAGCTGGCCAGTAAAAGCGGCACGGAAAGCGGCCAGCGCTACAGGAACCAGATCCACGTCGCTGAAAAGATGGGAAACAACTTGCTCCGGGCTGGCGAAATCAACCGCAACGGCCTCGCTGCGGTCGATGGTGCCGTTAAGCAGCGCCGACAGATCGCCCTCGCGGCTGACATTAGCCTGGAAGCTCAGCCAGCCTTTCGCGCTGGCGTCTGACAGCCCTACCAGCTTCAGGCCTTTCGGCGTGCCGTACTGGCCCACTTCTTCGCTCACCAGACGCGCAGCGTCAGCAATAATGCCGCTGGCGTCACCGCCCAGCATCTGCGTATTAAGTGCATCATTGATGCGCAGGCCGATGATCGAGGCACGCATAACCCGCCAGCGGTGACCAGGCTTTTGCTGCATGGCAAAGCGGATTGCCGCATGCGTGCGATCGTCAAACAGTTGGGGGTATTCCACGCTGGCGGCGTACAGGGCGCGGCTGTCCAGCGACAGCATGCCGTTGATGGTGCGCGTTTTCGTCTGCAGGTCGCCAAACGTGGCCGCGCCAAACCGATCCGCGTCGATACCGCTCGATGCCGTGGTGGCATCTTTAATAAACCGGGTGCCATCGTAGGTGTGCCAGACGCCTGCCATGAGACGCTTATCCCCCTCAACCGGCGACTGCCAGACGGCGGCAGGCGTACCCAACCGATCCCAGTCAATACGGCTGTCAAAGCGGCGCGACAGCGCGGCCTTCATTGCCGCATTGGTCAGCTGGCCATCTTTCTTCACCACCAGAATGTTGTTGAAGTCAGATCGCTCAGTTTCACCGTGAACAAAGCGACGGCCTTCTGTTTCGAACCACTTACCGCGTATGAACGTTGGCCACAGCACGCTTGCCGCCTCAAGCGACTGTTCATCGCTATCATGCACCAGCTGCGTTAGTGCTTCGGTGTGCTTTCGCAGCACCCACACATCCACCACCGTTGCGGTACCGCTTTCGGCAAACGTGCCGGACGGCATGCGGTGCGCGCCCAGGAACTCCGCCACGCGGGAAACGCGATCGCGCAGCTTTTTGTTGCCGCCGCCGCCGTCGGTCATGCCGTTGGGAACCACCAGCACCACCAGCCCGCCATACTTCACCTTGTCGATGGTGCGCATCACAAAGTAATGGCCGACGTTGGTTTCATCACGGTAAGCAGGGTCGAGCTCCGCAAATCCGGTACGCGAGTCGCCAAACGGCACATTGCCAACGGCATGGTCATAGCTGTTATCCGGCACCGATGCCGCCAGCTTCTCGAACGCGCCCAGGCGAACATCATCCTCCGGGTGCAGCAGCTTATTAATGCGCCCTGACGTGTCAGAGATCTCCGCTGACGTCATCATTGCGCCAGCTGGCTTAGTCTCCTGAAAAACGCCGGTACCAGCGGACGGCTCCAGTACGTGACCACTGGTAATGCCGTAGTCGGAAAACAGATCCCAAATACCCTCTGCCATAAAAGGCGGCGTGTAATATTCGTACTGACTGCCGCCGCTACCCTCTAGTCCGCCCTCACCGCTGTAACCCGCCAGTATCCGGCGCTGTTCGTCGGTCAGTTTGTTGCCGTCGAAACCCTGCGGCAGCGAATTAAGCAACTTGATCGCGTTATCGTTTGCACTACGGCGCTCACGCTGCAAGCTGACGCCTTCCCGCTTGGTTACGCCAAACGCCACGACGGTTCGCTGTTTGTGAAGGCGCATAACAAGCCTGATCAGCTCTTCAACCGATCCCGCCTCCTGTACCGCCCTGTTTCCTGGATTTTCCACTGTGTAACTTTTCCCCTGATTGCATAAAGCGAATAAGATTTAGTGGATTCTAAAGGTTTATTAAATAGGACGTGTAACTTTGGCTACTGAAAAAAAGGCGTTGTCCGTTTTAGGCGCATTGAGGCAGGCATTCAGGGGTGCAGCCGCTGACACTACCCAAAGCCTCGCCTGGACTAACGGGCAAAATGTTGTGGTGTCCCGCTCCGGGCTGGCGGCTATGGCGTATAACGAAGGAAAGGCGGGAGAAATGACAACCGCCGGCGACAGTCTTTACCTGGGCGCGGAGCTGCCGCTGGACCGCCTGCAGCGTTACGCCATTCTTGAGGAAATGGCTAACAGCCCAACATGCTCTGCCGCACTGAATATCCACATTGGCCACGCACTCGCCCCGGACAAAAAAACAGGGCTGGCGTTCTCTATCGTGCCTGTTGATCCATCGGACAAAGAAGGCGCAGCGCGAGCTAAAGAGTTGCAGGATGATTTGGGGGCGATGATCAACCGGCACCTGCCGTCACTCGCAATGACCATGGCTATTTTCGGCGTCTCCTACGTGCGCCCCTATGCCCGCTCCGGGAAAGGGATCACCAGTCTGGAAAACAGCTATTACTCGCTGCCTTACTTTGTGCAGGAGTTTTACAAAGGTGATCAGCTGGTAGGCTTTGGCGGGGATTACGTGCTGTCTCCGGATACGCATACCCGAACCCTATCAACGCCGTGGTCCCTGGTTCCAATGAAAAACCCGTACTGGACGCCCACGCGCAACGTGATGCCGGTGACGTCCGGAAACCGTGGTTATTCACTGCTTACAGAGGAAGAAGATAAGGAAGTAACGGAAACGCAGAATTACGGTACCAGCTTTCTCGCGCACGCTTACGAGCCCTTCCTCAATCTGGTAGGCGCACTGAATGCGCTAAAGGCCACGCGCTACAACGCCGCAAAAATTGACCGCCTGATTGCCCTCACCACCAATTCACTCGATCCCGTGGTAGGTGCAAATTACACCCGCACCGTGTCGCAGACGCTTAAACGCCACGGCGAAGCACTCCAGAAAAAAGCGGTGAACGGCAACACCATGCCAACCGTGATGAACCATGTGATACCAGTGATGGGCGACGGCAAAAATGGTATTACGATCGATACGCAGTCGATACCCGCTGACATTACCGGCATTGAAGATGTGATGTTCCACCTGCGCCAGCTGTGCGCCGCGCTCGGTATTGATTCCACTATGCTTGGCTGGGCTGACCAAATGGCTGGCGGACTGGGAGAAGGCGGCTGGATACAGACGGCCATACAAGCGGCACTCCGGGCGCAGTGGCTGCGCCAGGGCGCGCAGGAAATGATTTATCGCCTGATCGATATCCACCTGGCCTTCAAATACGGCAAGGTGTATCCCGTAAATGATCGGCCCTACGCAGTGCAATTTAACTCCATGAACACCGCGATTCAGGAAGAAGAAAGCCGTGAACTGGACGCACGAGCCAACTTTATTACCCTGATGGTGCAGGTTATGGATGCGTTACAGGCAAACAATAAGCTGGCTGAAAACGAAACGTTCATGCGCTACCTATTCAGCGATCAGCTGAAGATGGACGGCGGCACGCTGGATAAGATGCTTGCGGAGTTTGAGAAGGGCAGAAAGAAGGCGGACGCACAGCAAAATGAAGGTGGTGGCGGTGAGATGATGAATGAATCTGCACCTGACGCCGCCGATCCGGCCAGCTGGACGCATGATGAATTAGTTGAATTTGCCCGTTATGTAACATTTCCGAATTGAATATGCTACTCCACCAGATATCAACTGGTGGAGTTAAGTTAAAATTAAATTTTTCAAAATCGCCCGTTACAAACATCTGAATTTTCCGCAATTGCTTTATACATAGCTCTTAGCGTTGAATTTGGAGGCACTTCGTTAGCCATGCTTGAATAATACTCAATGACTTCATCAGCATCGCCACTTTTCAATAACGTCCGAATATTTAATACAATCGAGGTAACAAATTGTGCAGCATTAAGTTTATACTTACTTTCTAAGTCATAACTTGAAAAGTGGATAATTGCGCGTCTTTTTTCAACATCAAGCCATCTATCCGGAGGGCTTGGAAAGAAGTGGAAATTTAAAATCCCGTATTTTGATGTAATCGTAGCTTCAATCCAGTCTGATTTATAAAACTTGAGATCATCACCATAAGGGTATAGTGGTAGATCAGATGCTGATGTGAATACTGGGTCTGATTTTCCGGTATTACAATCCTTACAGGCAGGAACAAGATTCCATGGATAAACAGAAAGAATAGGATAGTGGGCTTTTGGCAGATAGTGATCTAGAGTAGTTGCTTGATTTATCCCACATAATGGGCACAGCCCGTGAGAGGATGCACGTAATTTATCGTAGATTTTTCTTGCATCTCTTCTGCCTTTAACCATATACCTTGTATAAAGCAATTTAAAATCACCTTTAGTGGCATTACCGGCAACTTTATACTGATCTAAAGGCGAAGGACATGGATTAAATAAATGAAAATGCATTGGATTTTTGCGCTCGTTAAAAATAACCCATTCTCTGTTCACTATATGTGAAACACTCAATAATCTATTTTTGTATGGTAGATCTCTATCACCTATTGATAAAATACAGGTAGAAAACGCATCAGCCCCACCTAATGCCGGGAAATTTACTCTTTTCATTTAGATATCCTTTTTATTCTTTTTATTATCCCTTAAATTCACCATGCTCATTAAAACTGCTTTTCCTTCAAATCCTATCTGCCCCTTAAAAGCCTTGATTATTTGCTCAAAGGATAAACCATCACTGACAAACTTCTTAAATAACTTATGGTATCCGGAGCTCTCCATTTCAAGCTTAAATACTTCTTTTGTTAGCATACCAACGTTTTCGGCAAACGTTTCAATGGAAGGCCTTGAATAATCAGTAAAATCGCCATACCGAGTTAGAACCCAGCAACAACTTTTAGGAACCTCTTGGACGACGACAGGAGAATGTGTCGCGATAATTGCCACCCCGTTACGCCTGATTAGCAGATTACTCATTATTCTAACTAGAGCAGACAGCAAGGGCGGGTGCAAATGACTTTCAGGTTCATCAAACAATACTAAAGTTTTTTCTTGGAGTTTTTCAATTAGCATTGTAATAGTAATGAATACAATCGCATGGCCCGAACTCATTGACCGTAAGATAGTCAAGCATTCGTTGACCAACTCTTTTGCAGGCAAGTTTACAAGACCTGTAATGCTAAGTTCTTTAAAGTTTTCATCGGACTCTAAATCAGTTATTGCTTCTATCCACATATCTTTTTTGGAGTCGTCAGCAAAACATTCATAAATCGACACTGAGCATTTAACATAGAGAGCCTCCATAAAGTCATGATATGAGGGCCTTATGGTTTCACCTGACGGTTTAAGCCCAATATAGTAAAAGCAAGTTCCTTTTGTTGGGTCATTTTGTTCTTTCAACGGATTGAAAGGATCAAATGCGCTGAATGCTATCGAAACAACCGTACTGAAATAATCGTTAGATATCCTTTTTTCATTGAAGACATCATCAAAATAGCCTCCTTTAGAAATATCGCCCTTCATTATTGAGTCTATCATTTCATTTAACAAGGTGGTTTTCCCCAACCCATTTCTGCCGATAATTGCATGTATATTTGTTGGCGGAAAAGATTCAGGCTCGACACTAAAGTCCAAATATAAATCAGAATATCTCTTGCCCAGGCGCAAGAAACGAAAGTTGAATTCAGTCAACGGGCTATGACCGCTTAATATCCTCTTGAAATGATTCATAATGGTATTTATATTAACGTGCCTTAATAAAGACTTTATGAAAACGGGTTCATCTTGTGCAATTGCCATTGCCTTTTCATTTACAACAACACAATTAAGACTCTGCAACACGGTATTAGCAAAATCCCTACCCAACGCATAAAGATTGCTATAAAAATCAGGACTTTCTGCAAGACTGAAGAATTTTTCATCAAGCCTAACTGTTTGAGTCTGCATCTTACTCAGCGTTGGAGTATTTTCGTCTTGTCCTACAAATCCTATTTTTATTTGGCCTATTTCATGTATATTTCGATTCTCATCCATGTAAACCATATTAAAAAGAGTACGATAAGAATAGTCATTCCATTTTGAAAAGTTAAGATATATTGTATCTTCACTTTTAGTCCAATCTGCCATCCTTGTATCGGAGATAATAAATCTAGCCAAAGCAAACTCCTTTTATGTTAATTTTAAAACACTCATTAAATATATGTCTACCGTAAGAGCTTTTTATATATAAACTATGCGCTAGATTTACGCACTCTTTTTAGAGCGAATTTAAGTAAGCAGTTTTATAAGTGTAAAACTATCCAATCACTGGCCCTTAGTTCTTCAATAGAGGGCATGAAAAATGATAAACCGCCGCTTTCATCAATAATCAGAAGGTGTTCTTCTTCGATGTAAATGTGCCTAACTGTTTCACCCCACGTTTCTCTACGGCACATAACATTATTTGAACCGCTAAGAAGTAACAATGCACGACTAAACTGCATAGTACTTTGTGGACTTGAAATAGAAAAATCATTACGAGTTAGGTCATTAATAACCATCTTAAAATAGCCCCTTGTACAGTAAAGAAGCGTCACTACTGGAGGTTCCAATCTCCGGGTGGTGACGTTGACAGGGTTGGAACTACCGGCGTACGAGGAAACCGGCCTACCCGAAGGTAGCCCCGCCAACGCCACCATTGAAACATCTGGTAAATTCCAGACGTGGTGGCGCCGGAGGCACTAAGTGCCTCCTCGTACGTTCGGGGTTCCAATCCCGGCCACTGTTTATGCAGCGGCGCGCACACTATATCCCCGACGCGGATAAATTCAATATTTCTAATATGAAATTATCCACTGGACATTAGTTCCAGCCAAAAAAAAGAATCGCTACCCCCCTAAATTACAACGTGTCTACCATCCGTCCGCGCAGGCAACCGCCAGCGCTGCCGCCGCTTTGCGGGGTATCACACAGCGATTACGAGGAAGACATGAAAGCACTCCGCACAGTAACGGATCGTTTTTCACTCATTGATAAGATTCGCCGCTATACGCCGCAGAATGATCGCAATTATCTACTGCGCTCTGTACGCGAAACGTTCAGAAGTCCTGAGACCCAGGAGCGTATTCAGCTGGGGGAAATGTTCGGCTATTACGGCCACGGACGACGCGCAGCCTACTACGCCAAAACTGGTCGGCTTAACCTGCCAGAATTTGCAGTTGTCACGATTGACGGTAAGCCAGTAACGCTGGAAAACGTGCCGTCAAACCGTACGCTCGATGTAGAAGTTGATGATAACGGCATTGTTACCCACGTTCAGGAGATTCTGGATACCGAACCCGGCAACATTGTTGATGGCATGAACCGCTCCCGTGCTGGTGGCTGGTCATGGGCGACAGGCGGCGATGATAATGCCATATCTAAAGTTACGAGCTTTCACGGCTTCGATTACGTGACCAATCCAAACTATATCAGCCAGGATCACCCGGCTCTGTTACTGGAATCGGCCACTGAACGCGCCGACATGATGCACGCGGGCTTGCTGGAAAAGGGATATTCAGAGAACCAGGCGGCTGACATTATCCAGCACTTTGAGTCGATGCGCAGCCAGTCGGCAATGCTGGAGTCTGGCGATTCTGCCGTACTGGAGTCGGCGCTTCACATTGAGCACGGCAAGCGTCTGGAGGTGGAGGAACGTCTGAGGAACGCGCAGCTGATGATCGAGAGTGCAGGCACCGTGGCAAAAGCCCGCCGCCGCATCATGAAAGACGCGCTGGCCAACATGCCGCTATTTTTAAGTAAATCCCAGCAGGCCGCATTGTGCCGGATGGATACGCCGGAAGACGCGCAGATCGTCGCTGCAATGCTGGAATCCATTGGTTCAAACGTCACGGCAACACTGCCAATCGGCGTTGGCCACCAGCACACGTTGCCTCAGACACGGCCTGCCGTAGTCGATGACATTCCGCTTCTATGGATTAATCCAAAAAAATAAAGGGGCATGAAAGACCGTGCCCGAAAATTGGGCACGCTTTAGAATAATCTAAAAATTAAGAAAAACCTGAGTATTGATCCGGAACGGGATCGCGTTTATCATCCGCGCTCTGACACAGTTTAGCGGCTGGATCAGAGAACGAAAAAAAATCGCCTGTTAGCGCAGACGATTTTTTATCAACTTTGTGTGGTTATCGAGACCACACCGGCGTTGAGCCGAACAGCTTCTTTCACTGGAAGTTGCAACCCACTGTCAGTAACTGCAATACAAGATGTTTTTTAGCGGAACACCTTGTGGGACAGGAGTACAACAGTGTCTGTAGCAAGGAACTAAGACGTGTCTATAGTAGCTAATAGCGCCGATCCCGGCAACACTTTTCCCTCATTCCGCTCAAATAATGAGCACAGATCTATCCGAATTACAGGCTTCGATTTAACTCACATCATCGAACTTTCCCCCTTACCAAAAAGCATTACCCGCGTTTTGAAATTTGCCTGCAATCTGGCGGGTTCAACGACCGACTTCATCATCATCAAGTCACTTAGAAATTTGGCTGAAGAAGCTGGATGCAGCATTTCTACCGTTCAGCGTGCTTACCGTGAAGCAGTCAAGCTGGGAATACTCAGTTATGAAGAGCAGCGTGACGAGAAGAATCACAGTATCAGCAAGCCGAGTAAGTACACGTTTACCAGCAAAACGCTGTCCTTTGTCCGGGCAAGTCTGGACGCTTTAAAAGAAGCAAATCTGAAACCGTCAGGACGTCAGAATATTGTCCGGAGGGTTATCGCTAAAGCATTCTTTAAAAACGATTTTATCCACAGCGCCCCTAGTCAGAATGAACAGGCCTCCCTTGGTCAAAATGACCAACAAGAAGTAAGAGATCACACCAGAAAAAGAAAAATAAAAAATAGGAAGCCAATAATTTCTGAGGTTAAGAAATCAGCAGAACAATCACCAGCACCTGTGAAGAAGTTCGGGTTTTACCAGGATACGCAGAAGCAATTGGCTGCAGCATCATCAGCTGCGCAGAATGAGCGGCACGCAGCAGAGTTTCAGCGCAAAGGCCGAATACTGCATGAAGCGTACCGGTCTCTGAAGTCCACGTTTAAAAACAAGCCAGCTGGTGGCCAGAAGCAAAAAAGCCGCCGCTACGTTGTATCGTTAAACGGCGACTGCACGAAGGGAATGGACTACTCGATCCCCGAAGGATTTCGCGGCTATTAATCCACTAAGGTGCCACCAGCGTTCTTGTAGGCAGTCAGCAGCATTTCAATTGGGTGCGTTTTCTGACCATACGGCGATCCGGTGAGTGACGCCCAAATGTCATTGATTTTGCCAATAGCCGTGCGGATCCGTCCAGCCAGGACGTCTGCGTAAGCACCCTGCTCTTTCAGCAGCTGATCGAGTAAACGCTCCTGTGAGGCAGGACTGAAGTCAGGCAGGCACAGCTGATTTTTGTAGGCAGGCCAGTAGCGGTAAAGCTGCTGATAACGTCCGGCTGCGGTAGAGGCTAGGCCATTACTGTTAAGCGCTTTTGGACGGCGATTTGCAAACGGATGATCGCTGAAGTCGGTAAAGATTTCGCCCTGCTTTTCGCCCAGTCCAGTAACGATGACGTCATAGCCATGCATACGGGTTAACGGGTGAGTACTGGTGCCTTCTGAAAAGGCCAGCATATCGCCAAATGCTTTGCGGTTTGCGGATTGCTCCATTTTGTTTCCACTCTCTTTTTTGATGAAGAGCGGCAATGTATGGAGTTTGTAATTTCCGATGGGAAAAAGGCCGCATTGCGCGGCCTCTGTAATTATGAGGAATTACTCTGTAACGGTTGCCAGTGGAGCGGCGGACTCAAACATGGCGAAACTAATTCCTTTCCCTTCGCCAAATTCATCTTCAATTTCCCCGGATACAGCTGTAAGAACATCGGTTAACGACAGTTCACCGCCGCCGAACATATCCCCCAGCGCCTGCTGCTGATGTAGAAGCTCATCGTTGATCTTCTGCGCCATCTTTTTAAACGCAGCCCCGATGCGTTTCGCACTACGGTTGTTTGCCACGATAAACAGCGCCAGAGCTTCTGCCTCTTTGCTGGATTCCTCAAACAGCCCCTGCTGTGCCAGCACTTCCTGTATGGCCTGCCCGCTGTCTTTTGCCTGGCGAACCAGCTTGATAGCATCCTGCAGCGCGGCAATTGCCTGCTGATCGAGACCATCAACTGACTGCACCCCGTCCACCAGCCCGGTGACGGCCTGCCGGTGAACGTCTCCGGACAGCATCTGCATCTGTGCAAACTCACTTGCCGCCGTATTGAGCGCCGTCAGGATGTTGCGCATTTCCGGGTCCGGCTCTTCGGATACCAGCTTAACCAGCCGCTCGTCTTTATAGGCGCGGGCAAAGATCGCATTCTGCATGCGGTCAATCAGCTGCTTCGTCGGGCGCCCATCTTCGGTCAGCAGGCCTGCTGTCGCCGTGTCGCCAATCTCTTTCATGAATGCCCGGATAAAGCCGTCATTTGAGCGCGCCAGAGGATTGCCGTCATCGGACGGATTGAAGATGGCCATTAGCCGCTCGTCGAGCATTTCAGCATCAACGAAAGCCTTTTCACTCGCCGCCATTTCCTGCAAATCAGAGAGATTGGAGTCTTTCGCAAACTGCGCCCGGTCAACATCCGTAATGCGCTCACGCACCAGTACCGGCATATCCATCTGTGCGATATCCGACGCTTTAAGGCCGTAGTCTTTTGCGTGGTCAATCAGGTACTGCCGGTACTCATCGGCCTGTCCCTGCTCATAGGCACGGGTGATCCCCATTGAGCGGCCATTGCCCGACTCCACCACATTATCAGCGCCCACGATTGGCGCGCCGTGGCTGCTCATGCCTGAATCAGTCAGCTTCGCCGGTCGGAGGTTTCCCGCGATTTTAGAGACCTGCACTTTACTGGTCAGGCGGGTGCGGTCGCGCGGCTGCAACTCAGCCGGGAAAAGTGGGTTAATGGTGCCGTCGAGATTGTTGGAGATAATCAGGTGCCGTACATCCACCACTTTAAATGCGGTCTTTACTTCCTGCCCTTTGCCGGTGACGACATATGACGATCGCCCGGTTGTGGTCTGCGCCTTACGCAATGAGCCCACCAGCCCGATCAGGGCAAATATGCTGCCAGCGTCGCTCAGCAGATTTCGAATTTTCTCGTTCAGCATTTTGATTCCGGGAATAAAAAAACCCCGCCGAAACGGGGTGATGATTAAGCAGCGAGGCCGCTGGCGGCTATCCAGCTGGCGGTCTGCTCTTTCGCATCGTCCAACTCCAGATAGACGCCGATGTAGTCACCGACACGGCGTAGGGTTTCGACAAAATCCAGCTGCGCCTGGTGCATGAACTTCCCGGCCAGAAAGTCTGTAACCACTTCAGGAACGGGCTGATCTTCTTTCACGGGTTCCGGCTGTTGTTCCGGTGCTGGTGCCGGTACCGGATCGCTGGTGGCGGGTGCTGGCGCAGCGCCATAACCCAGCTGGAGCATGATTGCCTCCATCTGGTCATTGAGATCCAGAAGGTCCAGTCCCTTAACGGTCGGGGCTTTGACAATCAACTCGTCCAGCTGGTCGGCTAAATCCAGCTTTTGCAGTGCGGTTAACGTCATGCCGCCACCCCATTACGTTGCACGGCCACCAGCAGATCGCTCAGGTGTTGCACGGCGTCATTGACCAGGGATTCGTTTTCATCGAACACACCAGCTGCCGTCAGTGCGGCAATGGCGTCGCGCACCTGGTTTCGGCCAGCGCGGATCACGTCCATATCGTCGGTTTCAAGCGAGGTCAGCCCTTGAAGGTAATCAATTGCCTTCTTCGCTTCGGTATCAGCTTCTGGCTCCGGTTCCGGCTGTGGTTCGGGTACTGGCTCCGACTGCGGTACCGGTACCGGCTCTGGTACTGGTTGCGGCCCGATTAACTCTTCAACCTGCGGGATACGCTTGCCAGTTATCATGGCTGCGTTTACTGCGGCCAGATATTCAGGACTCTGGTTTGCCGTCACGTAGTCAGCTATCTGGATCATCTGCTCACTGTCGTAGCCCAGCGTTTCGGCCCAGGTATTTACCAGCTCTGACGTCCAGCCAACCAAGTCGCCCAAGCGTTTAGCGGCAATCCAGAAAGGGTCCGTAATTTCACGATCGTCAGTTACTGAAGGTTCTCCCTGTCCTGCTTCACCTGCTGCCAGGGTCTGCAATCTGGCATTAATCGCGTTGTTGAAATAGGTCAGGTCGTCGCCTTCCGGATAAGCCACGCCGGTAAGATTTTTACGGGCAACCATGCGCACCTGTTTTGCGTAGGTGTCTGGATCCTCAGCTGACATTTCCAGATACTGCGCGGCGTAGTCACTCATCTTTTCCGCCACGGTTGCGGCCAATGCATCAAGATCCGCATGTGTCGGGATCAGCTTCAGCTCAAAGTCAGCAACCTCTTTGTCAGTTAGTGGCCGGTCATAAGAAATGATGCCATTACGGGCAATGCCGCTATACGGTTCACCCGCTGCCGGCTGGTCTGCGACGGATGCATATTCAGGCGGTACAGCGCCAATACCCACGGGCCTGTTTACAAGCGCATAACGCCAGACGGTTGCTGGTGTGACGGCTTCAGGCTGTGGCTGTGGCTGTGGCTGTGGCTGTGGCTGTGGCTGTGGCTGTGGTTCAGGTTGTGGCTCTGTCGCTGGTTCTTCTGCAGGCAATTCAGCGCCGTTCATCCAGTCGGTTTTGATCTGCTTCCAGGCTGCCATAAAGACCGACTTATCGCCTCGATCTACTCCGTAGAACAACGCGATGTCACCCTCTTTTTCGCCAGCTTCTTCGGTCTGAGAATTAGTGAAGTCTTTGTCTAACTGCTTCTCAGCGTAACGCATGAAGTCTTCCGGCCCCTCAACTGACATAAGAAGGCGCCCGTCACGTTCCGCGCCATCGCCTTTGGTCATTTCAGTAGCACGCGCTGACAGCTTGCGTTGCCCCGGAGTTGGCTCTGGTTCTACCGGCGCTACTGGTTCTGGCGCATGTGCCTTGACGCGATATTGCTCCGCCGCGCCGGAGCGGTAGGCTTTCAGCAGTTTGGTAGCCGTTTTACCCATTTCTGCGCCCTGGCTGGATTTAGACGGCATTTCATACGTGGCGCCGTCAGCTTCAGTGATGATCACCTTGCCTTCCAGTTCACCGTTCTGGTCAAAGGTATGGTAACGAACAGTCGCGCCATTACTTAACGTGGCTTTACCGTCCATGCTCATGCGTGCCTTTACCTGAATAGTGCGATCGCTGAAGGTGTCCGTATTTGCTGGCTCACTGGTTTTTGACTGCTGCAGCGCCGACAGCTGCTCGGTAAGATCAGCATTAATCTGACGTTGGTTTGCCACCTTTTCGCGCAGCGTCTGCTCATTGCTCTGCTGCACCTGTACGCGTGCCGTCTGTGCGTCCACCACTTCAAGTAGTGCTGACTGCTGTTCTGCCAGCTGATCGGTCTCCGCCTGCGTGGTTTCCACTTCAGCGCGCAACTTTGTCTGTGCGTCCTTCTGCTTCGTGAATTTGCCGCTGTTCTTCTCAATCAGGTTCGAAAGCGCCTGTGTAACCTGCAGCAGCGATACGTCACGTCCACCAATCGGCGCAACGATGTGCGTCACGTCGCGCTTGTTGATCAGGAACTGGAAAGCCACCAGCGTATCCTGATTGCGGATTTTGCCGTTGTCCGCGGTTGGTGAGTGGAACACCAGTGACACGGTTTGTCCGTCCGATAATGGGATCAGCGCGCTCATAACCGGTATGCTGGCCACACGGCGCACCTTGCCAATCACCGCGCCGCCCACGGTCTTCTGACCGGTAATATCCACGCCAGCGTCGTCCGTGCCTGCGCTGATATTGGTACCGTTCAGGCCACGGTTTAAGGCTTTAACAAAGGCGCGCATAGTTTGCGCCAGGCGCATACGCTCCGTGCTGATCGCCTCAAACATCGCACCCGGTAGAACGGTTTCTTCACCCAGATATGTCTGATCGATATCATCGATCGTGGCGCTTTCCAGCATCATATCCGCGCTGCTGCCGGTCATCAGGCCGTCATATACTGCCTGCGCCAGCATCGCGCCCGGTGTACGGCTCTGAAAGTCCAGCACCATACGGTTGCTTAAAATCTCACTCATTACGCTGCCTCTTCCAGTTGGGCGATCTGCTCTTTCAGCTGGCGGGTGAGCGCCTGCTCCTGATTTAGCTCGGTCTGTAAGCTGTCCGCGTTTTTCTGTGCCGCGTTGGCATCCCGCGTCAGTTGATCTGCCTTCGCTTTAGTTTCCGTAATCCCCGCTTTGTAGGCGTCACGCTGCTGGCGCACTTCTGCCAGCAGCTGTACGGAAGATTTCACGCCGCGTTTCGGCTGCGGCGTATCGTCTTTACTGGCAGCAGCACGGGCCATCTTGCGCGCCAGCGCCTTCTGAAACGCCGTCGAGCCTTTCTTAAACAGAGCGGCCAGCGTGCGGCCCAATTCAGCAATCGTGGTTACGTGGGTAAAAGGTGCGTTTTTACCGTTCAGCTTCAGGCCAGAAATGTCGCCGCTGTCATTGACCTGCACGGTCATAACCTGCTCGTCCATACCGGTAAGGTTGAAGGTTTTAGTGGGTACGCCATCCTTTTTGCGCGCTGTGCCGGCGCCGGTGATTTTGGCTATCTCATAGCCGCTGGTGACGATCGCCTTTTTCAGCTTCGCCAGTCCTTTCTCGTTGAGCTCGTCAAAGTTCAGCAGGACATAGGTTTTAGGATTAGACACTGTATTCCCCCTGTTCTGACTTCTTCAGGTGGTACTTTTTGGACACGGTGTCCTCCAGCGGGAAGATGCGATAAAGAGGATTCAGGCG